GGCTCCCATCCCTCGCGTAGTTTGGCCGAGAGGTTACGGGGATCTGCCACGTTCAAAGTGGAAACGCGAATCCAACGGTATGAGTAGCCGGCCTCTTTGTCAGGCTCAGGCAAAGACTCAGGGAGTGCCCACTGCTGGGGACGCTCTGATACCGCACGCGTGTCAAATTCACGAGAAAGTCGTTTTTCAGCCATTTTGTGACTCCTTCAAAAACTCCTTCACATACTGCTCAGGAGATATGCCTAGTTTTTTGATCAAGGCCATTTGGCTCGTTTTCAGCTTCACTTTGTTCGAAGCCGTACTACGAACCGCTGGGGCCACAACTGCCGCAGGTTTGCGTGCTGGCTGCCGGACCTCTGTCTGCGACTCTTCCGTGACACCGAAGTTCTCGGGGAATCGGCGACGCATTGTTTTGTCCAATGTGTCGTAATACTCGTCAGAGCCAACAACGACTCCATTGCGGCGGAGCTTCTCATGAAGCCCCAGCGCAGTGGCCGTCATCTCCTCATCTTGACCAAACCAGCTATTGCGTTCTTGCCACGCTAACGCACGTCGATCGGGTTGAGGAACCTGTGGCTGCTGTACAGTTGCGGTTTGTACAGGAACTTCTTGCTCCTGTAAAGGGGGCATTTTGAAACTTTTAGCTTGCATTGCCCGCAACGTGGCTTCCTGCATCTTCTGTTGCGCATCCGCAACTTGATCTGCATCGCCAGATTCGTACGCCTCTTTGAACGCCCTCTTAGCCATTTCCAGCTCAAGGTTCGCAGAGTTCTGAATAGACTCAACGTATTCCTTTTCTCCCGTAGTCAGGATAGTTTTAATACGTTTGTTCTCTTCCATCAGCTTCTTGGCCAAGGCCAAAGCTTCTTGCTGTTCGCGCAGGGCCGCCTCTTTCTCGCGGCGCTCGTCGTGCCAGACTTTGCGCATCTGCTTGAGCTTTGACTTAACCTCATCGTCGTAGGCTTCTAGCTCGTCTTTCTCCAGGTTCTCGACCAGCTGCTTGGGCATTGGCTGCCGGCCGCGGTCTTCTTCTGGAGTGTCGTCCTCGATTTCAATCTCAAACTTTTCCTCTTGCTGCTCTTCAGCAGAGGCTTTGCTCTCTTCAATTTCGTCGGGGAACTTGAATTCTTGGGTTTCCATTTGTGCCATTTTTGAAGGCTCCTTTTAGGCTCGTTTGATGCCACGCGGGTCGTCGACCACGCTCTCTACAGAATCATCGTTGATGAGTCTGAACTCACGGCCGTGGATCAGAAGGCGTGTGCCGGCATTGGGTCGAACAATGACGAAATCACCTTTCTTGCACCAGGGTCCGCTGGGAAAACGCTGCTGGTCTTTGTAGCAATCTGGTCCAAGGTCTACGACAAAAAGCACCGTTGCCAGCTTCTCTTCGTAATCAATGGTTAATTCAGACTTCACTAGACCAATAGAGCTGTCCTCAAATTCTTTCTCCACTTCTGGTATGGCACAAAGAATTCTGTAGCCAGAGGGACGGGGCAGTTGTTTTGCCTTTTCCTCTGCTGTTGCTTCCAGTTTGTATGAACCTACGATCTCCGGTTTATCGGGGTTTGAGCCGATAAGGATCTCAGTCGTCATCCGCGTTCTCCAAGTTTTGTTGCAGGTCTAGTATGTAACCTCTGGCAGTGAGCAGACCACGAATCTCACCACAGAGTCTTTTGTACTCCTCAAACGATTCGGCCTTCCCTTCTGACAGGTAGTCCTTAATCTGCGCAACCTTTTCGTCGGTCTGCTTTGTGAGTACTTCAAGAGCGTCCATCATTCACCTTTTGTCGGTTTTGATTTATTTTGGTACACGGTTTTAAGTGCGTCTGCCATGATTTCTCGGGCGTTCACTTTCTTCTCATGCGAGCGTATAGCGTTGTCTTTGTACACGTCCACACCCGCCCTCAGCACAGCCTGCTTCATAGACATATTGTTTTGCGCCAATATGCGTGAAGCCTCGATCCGTTGCTGGTTTTCTTTCAATTTGATATCTGCCGCATCCTTGGCAGCCTTGCGCTGTTGCTCGGCCTGCTTGATGGCCAGCTCCTGCTGTTGCATCTGGATGATCGGGTCTTGTGCTTGCTGTTGAGCTTGCTGCTGCTGGGCCTGCGCTTGGTTTTGTTGCGTCAGACGCTGAGCAGCCTGTGCCAACATGGGTGCCAAACGAGCTTCGACCTCGGGGTCCATGTGCACGTCTTCTCCTGCATCGTCCTTCTGGGGCGGCAGGGACATGCCCAACTGCATCTCGATCTGCTTGCGGTACTCAAACCCAAGGTGCTCATTGATATGAGACATCATGGTTGCCTGCAGCTGCGGCGCAATCGGGTTGTTCTGCAACAACTGGATGATCTTCGGGTCTTGCATGGCCGACATGTGGACCATGATGTGAGCCTGGTGATCTTGATAAGCAAACGCCTTGACCGGTTTGCCCATCAATACATTCTGGTTTTCCGTCACCGGGTCCGTCGGCTTCTGGTCCTCATCCATCGGAATGAGCTTGTTGGCGTTCTTGATGCCGAGCACATCCAACATCTGACGGTGCAGCAGAGGCATGTTGTACATCTGCGGCGCTGTCTGAGCCAGCTGCAACACAGCCTGGTACTGCACAATCTTCTGGGCCATCGTCGATGCGTTCGGGTCAGAGACCGGAATCACATCCACATCATCGTAGTCAGACTTTTTGGCCGAGCGGCTACCTTCAACCGGGACATAGTCATAGTCATCCGGCGTGTAGTCGCGGATGATGTCTCTGATCAAACCCAACTCTTCTTTGAACGAGAAGTGAATGCGCGCCTGGACAGCACTCATCACTTTCAACGTGCGCTCGAGGATGGCCAGCGTCGTGCCGACCGGGGCCTGCGATGACATGTCGCTGATTTGCAGGTCGGCCGTGTTCGCAAAACGGCGGCCGTCTTGGATGATCTGGTTCAGCAACTGCAGCAACGTCTGGCTCGGCTCTTTGTACGGGAGCGTCATCAGGTTGTCTTTGATCGTGCCGCTAGGTACATCCACGTCACGGAATTCGCCCGGGGAGATGGGCGTGTCGTCACCTTTGACGCGCAGGCCGCGGGCCTTGAAACCACCCGGCAGATTGCTCAGCGTACCGGCATCTACCAGTTGGCGGATCAGCGACGTGCCCGACTTGGCAAAAGCTCCAATCAGGTGGATCAAACCAAAGTGATAGAAGCCAAAACCCGGGATGTAGCCATAGTGCACAAAGTGCGCGCGCTTACGGCAGTTCTTATCTTCCGGCCTCCAGTTGCGACGGATAGCCAGAACCTGCGACGTGTTCTTATCAATCGTCACAATGTACGGCAGAGCAATGCCCGTTGGCTCACCCTCATCATCCGTATGCTCGTAGCCCTTGAGGTCAAGGTCCACATTCATCTCTAGGATACGGAAGCGGTCGTCAGTCGTGGCTCTAAAACCCAGACGTTCTGCAATCTTCTTTTCCACCTCATCGAGCACCACGTCCGGCTCGCCAAGGTCAATGTCTCTCCAGAACCCGGCCACCTGCAGACGGCGGACATCGTTCTCTGTCTTGCGCATCACATGCGTAATACGCGGTGACGACTCCAAGTCTGATGCGCCATAAGGCACAACCAGATCTTCTGCCGGCACAAATATAGATGTCTCACGCTCCATGTGCGGGTCGTAGTACACCTTATTGAAAGCGTTGCCAGACAGGCCCAGGCCCCACAGCATCCGCTCGTGCTCAGGACGGAACTCTTTATTCTTGTCCGTCAGACGGTAGTTCATGTCCTTCTCTACGCGCAGAGCAGCCTCTTTCTTGGCCGGGGTCTCGAGGCCCACAATCTCCGTCTTAACCGGGCCGGCCGCTGGAAACGTGGCCATCATCGTCTCGGACTGAAACTTCACCAGCGCTTCGGCCATGATCGGGTGGTACACACCGCAGGCACCTTCCCAAGGCTCTGACCGCTCTTCGATCTTCATGCCAAGAAGCTCGAGGCCATCTACATATGTCTGAATCCAGTCCTTACGGGAGGCCAAGTCTTCTTCAAAGTCGCCGATCAGGTCGCCGGCAATACGGACCAGATCGCTCTCGTCCATGTACTCGGCCAGGTTTGCGTCAAAATCTTCTGCTGTTTCGCGCGCCGGCTCAATCTCAATTTCCATCCCATCGACGCCAATCGTCACGCTATCTGGATTTTCGATTTCAATCTCAATTGGAGGGCCTTCCTCCACCATTTGATCTAGCGAATCAATCCCAAGCGGCGCTTGATTGAAAGCTTTGTCGATGTTCGTGGCCATATGAATCCTTAATAGTAAGCAGCCTTGCGCCTAAACGTGACAGGATCATCGTCCTCGTCAGAATCCAGCCGCAAAAATCCCCCCTGCCTGAACCTGATCAGGGCCTGGGTCGTCGAGTCCACCAAGTCATCGTGCGATGCATTTGGGAACGCAGCCATCTGTTCAATTACCTCTCTCGCCCAACTGGTATCAGGCGCCCATACTTTACCCGACTTGAACAAATCAGTCACCGAATTCAAACGAACAAATTTATCGTTCCCCCGCGTCGGCGTGTAGTCATGAATCGCTATCCCCATGCGCCTCAACTCAAAAATCAACGGCGCACCAGCCGCCTTCGCCTCAATAATGCACGTATCAGGCTCCCATTCCCTGTACAACTCCAGCGCTTTTTCCTTCAACTCAGGAAATTCCATCCTCTCTTGGAACGCATCTAATAATATGAGGTTGATATCCCGCTCATCCTCGTTCCTATGGAACACCCCCCATGTCGTACACGCCGAATAGTCGCTCCTCTCGTTCTTCGTGAACGCCGTATCCCAACTCTGGATGATGAATTCGCACGGCGGCGCCCTCTCACCCTCCCAAATCTTCCACCAATCCCGCTTTACCAGCGCCCCTTCCTCACCCGTGGGCCTCTGCTGGTACTGCGCATTCCACTTACTCGGCGGCAATTCCTCTTTCAGCGCCTCCAATTCCTTCAGCGACCAGAATTCCGGCCACAAAGGCTTGCCAGACGGCAAAATCGCAGGCAATTCGATCACATCCCAGTCCTCTCCAGTGCTCCTTTTCAGCGAATCAGACAGCACTCGACCCGTCAAATCCCCATCAGCCCACCTCGTCATCACCAAAACAATCGACCCGCCAGGCTGTAAACGCTGCCGCGGCCCAGACGTGTACCACTCATACACCTTCTGATACACCTCCGGGTTCCCAGCCGCCAAAGCAGCCTCCTGCTCCGAGTGCGGATCGTCAATGATCACAATATCCCCGCCCTTACCCGTCACAGTTCCCCCAACACCAATAGCAAAATACTCCCCGTTCTTATTAGTACTCCAACGGCCAGCCGCCTTACTGTCCTGCCGCAACGTCACATCAGGAAATACCCTCGAGTACGCCTCACTCCCCACTAAGTTCCTCACCTTCCGACCAAACCCAACCGCCAACTCCCCAGTGTTCGAACACTGAATGATCTTCTTGTGCGGAAATTTCCCCAAATACCAGCTTGGAAACAAGTACGACGCAAACTCAGACTTCGTATGCCGCGGCGGCATGTTAATAATCACTCGCTTTGTCTCCCCCCGCGCTATAGCCTCAAACTTCTTCGCCATCAAAGCATGATGCCGCCCATGCACAAACCCAGGCCACATCTGCTTCACATACTCCATAAAACTCCCCTGCGCCTTCTCCCTCACCACCGCATTCTGCCAATCCTCTATCTCCTCCGCCAACATCCCAAATTGCTCCTGCGGCAACGACTCCACAAACGCCTTCATCCTCTCAGGCGATATGTCCACCGGCAAAACATCAAGCAACTTTTCCGTCATCTTTTCACTCTATCGTCCGAAAATTTATATACACCGGCCGAATGCTGCGCCGCCTCTCCAACCTCTTCAATACCCCCAACTTCACCAGCCGGTCCACTATCTCCTTCGTGTTCCCAACCCCACTCTTCCCCCTCATCTCCGCTATCTGCCGGAGCGTCGGACTGTGACCAAACCTCTTCCACCACTCATCCACAATCAAAAATACCTCCCTCTGCACCGGACTCATGCCAACCTCCAAACAATCCTCACGCCTAACCCTCGGCCGACGAGCCATCTCCCGATTAACAACCAATGGCAACGTTGCCATTCATCACTCCTAAAAGTTTTAAAAATATACCCCGGGGGTAATCTCAAAGTATTCATTAACGGGGGGTGTTTCTAAGTTCTAACTCCAGATCGTCGGCAGGATTTTCGATGGGGGGAGGGGGGTCAATGGAATTTTGAAGGGATTGGGTGTGCGGAATAGTATGTAATGGCAGAGTGGGACTCCAATCGGCATTTTGGGGGGTGGGGGTCGCTCCCGGGTCGACCGCGGGTTCGCTCACGGGGTCGGGCTCGCTCGGCACGATCTCAGCCAGCAACGACTCAGCGTCACGCGACAACACGTCCACGGCATCCGCATTCATGACCTGCCGCAACTTCGCGAGCAACTGGGCTCGAGCATCTTCGCTGGTCTTGATAACCCGGTGTTCTGACCGGTGAACGAATGCGTCCACGCCCGCGACTGTGCCCAGAACCTTTGCCGCTTGCACCTTTGTCGCTTGTTTTGCGTCCGGATCGGTCACGACTTGCACGAGAGAATGGATTACTAGGGCCCTCAGTTGTTGGGGCGCATGATATGCAGCCGCCTCGTTTGCCAGCTTGAAGGCTTCGATCTCCGCTTTTATTCGGGTATCGCGCTTAAGCTTGCTGGCATTGTCTCCCACGGTCTTAGGCTTCCCGGTGGCTTTGTAGGCTTTGCGGTAGGCATCGGCTCCCGTGTTACCGGATGCCACGAGACGGGCGAATGTCTTTTGCTTATGGGTCAACTCCCCTGCTACCCCTAGCACATGGTCTATTGGTACTTGGTCTAGTGCCTCTCGTATTGCTTTCCTAGATGGACGATTCATGCTGGCTCGCTTCGCTTTGAACACGGGGCCCATCATACCGGAACAAATGGGGAACTGTCACCTGGGCGACACCTAGCCCTTGACAACCCCGAAAGTACACACAACCCCGGCATTTTCTGGAAACAAAAATACACAAATCGTCCAGGCCAGTCACATACGCGACACCGAACGCTTGAGCACTCCCGGGAATGATGACAGCATCGCGCCTATGCATTACCCCAATGCATACAACCCTTGAAAGGACTAGCAATATGAACGACCCCGTAATCACCGCCCTGCGCATCGCCGCCGCCCTCATCGGTGCCGCTGGCGCCCTGACTGTTTCCATCGCCCTGCTCGCCGGCAGTATTTCCCTAACCCTTGCGCTGGTTTCCCTGCTCGCCTTCGGCGTCATGGGCGCCGCTTTCATCTTCGGAGAATGACACCATGAAGCAATTCGCGATTCACTTGCCCGGATGGGTTTACGCCATGACCGCCTACGGCACAACCAAGACGGACGCCCTGCAACGATTCAAACACCAACACGGCATGACCCGGATGCCGCGCGGGTATGCAATTTGGGAGGCTTGACACCATGACCGACAACGACTCCACCCTAGAGGACTTGCGCAACGCCGAAGCCGCGAACCGCCGCCACCGCGCCCGCATGAACCGCACCACCAACCCCCGCGATCCGGACTACATCGACCCGGACGACTTCCCCGACACCCGCCACCAGTACACCGGCCAGCAACCCCTCGACCTTGACTAAGGACAACCCGCCATGATGACCACACAGAAGCAAATCCGCGCCGCATTCTGGGCAGCGCACCCGACCGCCGACCGCCGCCGCTACCCGACCCGCGACTGGACCCGCGAGGACAACACCCGCCGCGACTATTGCACTGACACCCGGTGCGCCTTCGTTGATTTTGTTGACCATCTCGCCCGGTCCGGCGAGATATCCGAAGCACTCGCCGAACGGGTGACCCTATGAGAGACGCCCTCGCCGTTCTAATTTGCGCCGCACTTTTTGCCCTTCCCTTTGCCCTTTACTTTTGGAGCATGAAACCATGAAAACCGAACTATTCACCCCCGAAGAACTCGCCGACATTGTGGACACCCTCGCCACCATCAAGGCCGAAATCGCCGAACTTCAAGCCCGCGCCGACACCTACAAGGCCGCGCTTATCGCCGCCGAGGTTCGAGCCGTTGACGGAACCAAGCACCGCGCGACCATTTCCGAGGCTTACCCGGTGAAAACCGATTGGCAAGCAATCGCCGCCCGACTGCAACCCTCCGCCCAACTGGTGCGCGCCTACACCACGCAAGCCACAGAACCGACATTCACCGTCCGCATTACCGCCCGAAAGGTCACAGCATGAACACAATCACCGTCACCGTCCGCCGGGTTTACGGCAACCCGGTTATCTACCCAGCTTGTGAACAGGCCCGCCAATTTGCCCGCATCGCCGGCACGAAAACCCTCACGCTCGACACGCTCCGCCAAATCCGCGCCTTGGGTTACACCATCGCCGAGCGCCACGAGTCCAACCTACCCGAAGGGATTGCATCATGAAGGGATTGATAGTCTACGAAGGCCCCAGCCGCATCGATGGAGCGCCAATCGTCATTGTGCTAGTTGGCATCAAGGCCAAAAGCAAGAACAGCAAAACCGGACACCTAGTCCAGTCATACATTCTCCGCGCCGATGTTGACCCCGTGACCGCCGCCAAGGTCGGCAACGATGCCAGCATATGCGGACAATGCGAACACCGCCCCAAGCTGGCCCGCAAAACCGGGAAACCGCCCTGCTACGTCAACATAGGGCGCGGGCCCCTACAAGTATTCAACGCCTACCGCCGGGGCAATTACACGCGCGTCACACCGGACGAGGCCGCCGCGATTATTGCCGGGTTAAAACTCAGGCTCGGGACATATGGCGACCCCTACGCTGGGCCCGTTGGCTTGTGGGAAACGCTCACCCAGTACACCGCGGGCCACACGGGTTACAGCCACCAATGGAAGCGCCGCGGGTTTGATTCTGACCGCTGGAAACGCCTAGTAATGGCATCAGCCGACACCCCGGACGATGCCGCGCTGGCAAATCTGTTCGGGCTCCGGGTTTTCCGGGTAACGCACCAAGCCGACCACCAAGCCGGTGAAATAACCTGCCCCGCATCCGCCGAAGCCGGGAAACGCACCCAATGCGCCGACTGTATGCTTTGCGGTGGAACTAGCAAAGCCGCCCGCGATATCGTAATTCTCGACCACGCCCCCGGACACCAGCGCCGCCGGGTTGTCCCCATCCTTACAGCTTGAAAGGTCACACCATGAAAACCGAACACACCCCCGGCCCTTGGACAATCCAACATGGCGCCAGCCCCCGGGTTTACCTAATCAACGGCCCGCAAGGGCATGCAGTGGGCGAGGTGGTTTACAGCGACACTCGCAACCCCTCAGACGCCCAACTAATCGCCGCCGCGCCCGACCTACTCCGCGCCCTGGTGGATTTGTTGGACGATCAACGAGATGCCAGCTTGCCCGTACTGGATCGGGCCCGCGCCGCAGTTTACAAAGCAATCGGGGCATGACATGAACACCACCCGCACCATTGACCACGCCGAAGAACTCGCCCGCGATATCGACCCGGAACTAGACCCGGAAACCGCCGCCAGCGTTGGCCGTTACATGATTCAAGCACAGCGCCGCTATCGCTCCAACTACTGGCGCGCCGGTGGGCGCGAATACTACCGCAACAAAGCAGGATTGTGCGAGGATGCCCCCTGCTGCGGCTGCTGCAACGCGTAAGGGGAGAACATGAAGCACTCAGAGCACGCCTACATTGAAGCCGGGTTTAAATTCGAGCGAGGACAAATCCAGGCCCAGACCCTCCGCGCAATGATCGAGGCAGAGCACATCGACGACCGAACCGAGGCCCGCCGACTAATCGAACGGGGCCGACAAGAGGCCCGCGAAGTGTCGCACAAGTGACAGACGCCCGGCCACACGCCGGGTTGTAATTCAATCCCCAACTGATGGAGCCAGCAATGCAACTATTCACCGTCACCATTGAAGCCACCACGCGCAAGACAATCACACTCGCCGCGGATTCGATAGCGGAGGCGTCACTTGCCGCGCAAGATATCTACCACCATTTGCCCGCGGACATTGGCACCACTGCCACGCGAGTAGTGGAGGCAAACCCGATAGCGGAGGCGGTATGACCGAAGAACCGGGGCAATGGCCCTGGCCCTTCCCAATCTGCAATGGCGAGCAGGTAGAACAACCCCCGCCAAAACCCATCACTTACCCCGATGATGTAGAGGAGGCGCCCTTCTAATAGCGGAGGCGCCGTTGCCACACGGCAACAAAAGTATTCACCTTTGCACAAAAAAGTATCAAAATGCGCCTATGTTCAGGCGCTCCATGTTCGCAATCTATCTGTACGAGGACGAAAACGGCAACGTTTCTGTCCGCGCGGATAGCTATGGGCATGGCGAAAAGGTCATGAACATCGGGCTCGAGGTGCTCGAGGCCCTCATCCGCAAGGACTCCAGTAGTGGAGGCGAAATGATGTTCGTGCTACCCATTGCGCGATGCGAGCTGGTTCAATGACTTGACCAGACTCTGCGAGAACTTGAACAGGCCAACCCGCTGGTGCGTGTCGTTGGCATCCTCCCCCACCACATCACTCAACCAATACGGCCAGCCAATCTCCTTGGCCGTGCGTTCCCCGGTAGCGGAGGCGTCATTGTCCGCCACGATCAGGCCCGGCTCCTGAATTGTGGAGGCGATCTTCTTCATGTTGCCGGCCGAGAAACAAACATGCAGGGTATACCGCCGCTTCATTGACTTGAGTGCAGCACGGATCGACAAGGCCGTGGCATACCCCTCGCACAGAATGTGGGGGCCCTTGTTGTCAAAGCAGAACTCTGCGCCCGATGTACGCTGGCCGAATAGAAACTTCTTTGTCCCGTCCGCATCAATGATCTGACACCCGACCAGACTGCCGTCCACCCGCATGGGTATCACGAGGAACTGCTTGCCCTCGTACACCCAGACGTTGCCCTCCTCCTCGCCGAACCCCTTGCGCTTGAGGTAGTCGTGCTTGCCTATCCCACATTGCTTGAGTATGTAGGCGGCTTTGCCCGCTGCTTCGCGCTGCATGCGGAGGCGATCCTGCTCTGCCTTGGTAGCCAGCGCCTGATAGTCACGCTTGGCCCCCTCCGTTGCGCCCTCATCCTTCCAGATTGAAACCTCTGTGTCTGTCGCATGGTTCTGCACAAACGCATGGTCACCCATGAACTTGACCGCACCGTTGCGCTTCTTTGGGTGGTCATCTGTGGGGAATCGTTTCCACACGCCGATGGGCGGGGGATAGCTAATCATGATTCCATGTGCCCGGCAAAAACTTAGGAAGTCCATCACGATACTTTCTTCTTGAGGCCCTTGATGTAGCGGATGACTGACGCCCTGACCGCCTTCTCAAATGCAATGTTGGGAGGAGCGGGCACATCGACCAAACCCTTTGGCCATACGCCGAACTTGTCTTTGTATGTGTGGGCCGCGCGCCCGGGCGACCAGCCCTCGTGCTGCACCTTCCACTGGCACATCGACCACCATGCCTGCTTGTTCTCACGGCTCATGGCCTGCAGCTCTGTCATCTCACCCGGCACGCTATCCACCAGGTTTTTCTTCTCGCGCACGTAACCGCAGTGAGAACAGGTGTCTGCAAACTTGGGCATGTACGCCTCGCACCGCGGGCACTTGGCTTCTTTCTTTTCCTTCTCGGTTGGTTCTTTCTTGGGCTTCTCTTTGCCATCATCCAGCTCGTGCACGCCGTTCTCGTACACGTCTTCCCAATCCTCGCGGAAGCGCAGGTAGTTGCCCGAGTGGTCCAGCCACAGAGCAAACGGCTTGGACTCTGGATCAGCCATGTTGGCGCGCATCACTCGACCCATCTGCTGAATGTGGGAGGAGAGGGATTTGCTGAACGGCCTGGCAGACACGCCGATCATCACGTCAGGCACGTCAAACCCTTTGGTCAGAATGTCTGTGGCGATCAGACCATGAATCTCTGTGTCCGGCTTGGCAAAGTCCTCGATAACTTCCTTCTTGAACTCATCATCATCTCGATAGCTGATGCTGATGAAGTTGTAGCCAGCCTCTGCGAACTTGCGCGACAGGTCCATGCCGTGCTCGACACCGGAGCAGAACACAATGGTCTTGCGCGGGCGGCCGAACACTTCGTGCGTCATCTTCACCCACTCAGTAACCACGTCACCGGTGATCTTCATGCCACGCTTGGATGCTTCTGCCTGCGACCACTCGCCGGCCACCTTCTTGGCGCCCGACATGTCGATCTCTTTGGCAATGAACACACGCAAGGGCACGAGCACGCCCTGATCCACCAGCTGCTTGGTGGTGATAGAGGAGACGACGTTGTCGTACACCTTGCCCAGCCCCTTGGTGAATGGCGTTGCAGTCAGGCCAATGACTTTGATATCCGGGTTGTTCTTGATGAAATCAATCGTCTGCTCGCGCGTCTGGTGACACTCATCGATGATCAGCAACGACAAGTCAGGGAATGCGCCACGCTTCTCGATAGTCTGGGCCGAGCAGATTTGAATGTTCTCGTACGGGCGATAACGCCAGTGCCCTGACTGCAGGACGCCGTGGTCGATGCTGTACTTCTCGAGGCGCTGGCTGGTCTGGTCACACAGAACGATGCGGTCCAGCAGCATGGCCGCCTTGTTGCCCTTGTTCTTTGTGGCCTCCAGCAGAGCAATGGCCATCTCAGTTTTGCCGGCACCAGTTGGTGCATACAGAACCTGATGACGCTTGCCTGCTGCAAACCCACTACGCAAATTGGCAATGATGTCAGATTGATACTGACGTAGATTCAGTGACATAAGAACTCCACTGCCGGGACTAGCCGCCCGGCTTCGGCTTGGGTTACGCTGCTTTCTTCAGCTGACGTTGATACGATGCAACCTGGCGCTTTAGCTGACTGTTCTCCGCTTGGAACTGGTCCCGGCTTACCTTCACCGCGGCCAACTCCACCTCGAGCACTTTGATCTGCGCGCGCAACTCAGCAATCAACTCCTCTGCTGCCTTCGGATCTTCTGATCCCTTGACTGCCAGCTGGTCGATCAGCTTCTCATTCTCGCCAATCAGGAACTTGATTGTCTCAGCCTGCTCCGTCTCAAACGGGTTGACCTGCGGCTCCTCTTTGACGACAGGGGCGGGCTTGACCTTTGGTGCTTCACGCTTACGCTCAAACACTTCACCGCTTTGATTGCGAACCTTGACAGTATCGGGTGCAACACCGTTGCGCATCTTGGCAACGAATGTGTGCGACACATGACACGCCCGTGCAATCTCACGATCAGACCACTCACTCCACTCAAAGTCGTTCAGCATCTCCATCACAACACGACGCTTGTCTTCGTTGGTCATCTGCATGCCGTGCGTGCCGTTGGCCCCGAACGAGTACAGAATCGCATCACGCACCGTGCCCTTGGCTATGTTGGCAACTATGCTGGCGCGCTTGTTCTTGCGCGTGGCATGGTAGCGGTGAAATCCATCTGCCAGCCAGTACTCTTTGCCATCAAAGAATACAACGACAGGCGGGAACTCTGCGCCATCTGCCATGGCTGCAGCATAGTTGTCCACCATGTCCTGCAAGATCATGCTGCGGGACTGCGTGCCCCCGTCAATACGAATGGCCGATATCGGCAGCGGCTTGGTTGCGTCAAACATTATGCTTTCCCCTTGTTGTTGGCCAAGAACCCGAGCGCAAAGTAACGCCACTTGGTCTGGATATTGGTCGTGTTGTACTTCTTACCGTCCCAAGAAAAGTCCAGCCCCTTCAGGGTCAGAATCTCCTCAAACTTTTTGTGCGCCTCCGTCAGCGCGCTTCTGGTCTTCTTCATTTCGCTTCTCCAAAATTGTTATCCTCAACTCATTACATCGGTCACACCGATAAGCAACGCAGCCCTTGATCGTGGGCTTGAACTCCTCCCACCGGTGCCGGCACTCGTCCGCGGCAGTCACACTAAGTGATAGCATAGAAACGCCCACCCACATGCGGCCGCCACAATCCATGGCCACGGATTTATCTTGCGCTTGTAGTGCTCAATGGCATACGGCTCATGGCACGGAAACGCTTCCATCAGCGTGCGCGGATAACACCTCACAGTATCATTGATTTGTAAACCTTTTTTATTCATTTTGCCTCCATGTTCAGCAGGTGAATGGCAACGTTGCCATTGGTTTCATGTGCACATATCTGCATTTTAGTGTAACAGATCAGCGCCTTTTGTCAGCGTTTTCCCGCATGTCTTTGATTGAGTTAATCATGATCCTGGTCTCGACGAGGGCAATGTTTGCCTCCTTGAGAGCAGTCTCATAGTCGCCACGCAGCATGCTCTTGTGAACCTCGTGCAGGGCCCGTTCGGCCATCATGCAGGGGTAGGCATAGTCAATCAGCTCTCCCATCATCGCTCCCTTACTGACAGGTGCAGATCTTTGGCTTTCAGGTACGGGCCCAGAATCTTCTGCCTGACTGGTCGGTCCGCCTTGTACTGTTGCCACGCCACGAACGGGTTCGGTGCTGACTCCCACTTGGCATTCCACAGGTGCTGATGCGCTTGCAACATTGCCAGCCAGTACCTGTACTCCTGCTCCGCCTTCTCCCGAATTTCTTTCTTGGACGGCTGCCTTGCCGCGCCCTTTGGCCTTACCGTCCACTGCGATATGTCCCTTGCCATCTGTCCTCCTTTGTGTTTTTGTCTTGCGCATTATTAACTCTTTGCCAACGCCCGAATGGAGGCGCTGGCAATCTTTGGGGTAAAGCCACAGATTAAGCAGCCGTTTTGCTCATTCTTTACAAACGACACCAGAGACGGAGCATCCTCAATCATGGTAGCCACAGTCTCACATGCCTGCTGCCACACAAACTTGGCATTGTTCTTTCCAATCACGGTCTGCTCTTTGATAGTGAGCGTGTCCCACCACTGGTCAAAAGTCATCGCTTCAGCCCTCTGATGTAGATGGCAAAGCTGTCCACCGTGGTCTGCCCAAACGCGCCTTTGAATTTCTCAATGGCCTGCGCCACCTCCTCAATTGTGTCGTTCCTGACCTTGGCCGTGTATGGATCTATATCAACGTTTACCTTCTCAGCAATCTGCCGCTTGCGCCAGCCCTGCGCCTTCTCGAGATCATCGAATGCTTCGTCTTCGTCCGTCTTCATGATCACCCCTTAAAGAAATTCTTGAACCGGCATAGCCAGCAGCGCCGCCCCATAACCCCGTTGAGCCGCTTCTGAAGATCCTCGACGTGAGCCTTGGCCTCCTCAAAGTTACCTTGAGCAATGACCAAAGCCTTCTTCAAGTCCTTGATCTTAGCCGCCGCCTCCACGCGGTCTTGAACCTCTTCAGGAAAGTGCTGGTCATACAGCGTCTTGATCTTCGCCCCCTGCTGGTACGTGGTGTTTTGGGAAACGCCATGGATCAGCCGGGAAATGGCTGCCTGAGATAGGCCAACCTCGGCGCCGATCTTCTCCTGCGTCATGTGGAAGTTAAGCTCTGTGAGCATCTTCTGAATCGTTGTCACCTGTTTCCCCTTACATTGAATTGCCACGCCTAGCGCACGGCCAGACGGCCTTGAGAACCCGGTTGATCAATATGTCCCCCGTTTGATGCCGCTCAGCCGGCGTGTTCTCGAGATAGTTCTTGACCATGTCTCGAATTTGTCCGGCGGTTGCGTTTTCAGGCATGCAATTGATATAACCACGACCCATGTCGGCTATCCCAATGATGTAGCCCATGCCGTACATCCTGTTCTCAACATAACCACTCTGAAGATCAGAGAGTAACTTGTTGCCGTCCATGAACTCAGCATGCGCCGAGCCCACCATGAGCGCCAAGATCAGGGCACGCTTCATGCCCGCTTCTCCAGTGGTGCCGTTGCCGGCTGCACGGCATCTTCCAACTTGTAGATCAGCTCCGCGGTGATGGAGTCCAGCAGGTTCAGCTTCTGGTTCCAGCGCGCAATGGTCAGACGGATGTCCCGCAGGAACTCCTCCCGCAGGGCCTCGTCGTCCATGACCTTGGTCGTCATGCGATAGCCGCCGCCAGCTTCTCGGTCTGACTGAAGGCTAACAAATGCCCGAATGGTGGTTGGTTCAGAATCCACGATGGTGATCTTGCATCGCTGGATCAGGACGCGCGCCTGATAGCGGCGGTGCGCTTCCGCGGCAGCACTGTCATCCCACTCAAAGTGACTGTGCAAAGGACTGTTCTCGTCCTTGGCCTCGTCCAACACCGCATCCACCTGAAGAATGCCGCCGTTTTTCTTGGCAATATCCATCAGTACTGTCTTTTCAATTTCCAAACTCATGCTTCTCTCCTGTTAAAAAATTGCCTGCCTAGCCGATCCCGGCCGCTCCGAGCCTAACCATGCCTGCCACACCCGGCCATGCCGTACCCGGTCTCGCCTCGCCACACCTTGCCTGCCTTCCCAATCCAAAGCTGACCGAACCTCGACTCACCACGCCTGCCTTGAGTTGCCAAACCACGCCTTGCTCGTCCTTGCCAAGCCTCTCCTCGCCTGCCAGTCCTTGCGATACCACTCCTATCCCGGCCTCGCCTAGCCTGCGTTGCCATTCCGCACCACACCATTCCCGGCCTGGCCTATACCCGCCTCTCCAAGCCTGCCCTGCCTCTCCGGGTCTTACCCCGTCGTGCCTTGCCTCGCCTGCCATTCCAAACCGCGCCGGCCCAAGCCGATCCCAGCCAAGCCGTTCCCCGCCCTGCCTGCCCTGACGATCCTGGCCGCGCCGATCCGCGCCTAGCCATGCCTGCCTAGCGAATCAATTGATCTTGAATTGCTTCTTGACCTCTTTCTCGCGGTCGGTCTCCACCACACGGAACAGACCAAACCCACAGCCAGCCGAAGCCTTGCTGTCAGGACGGCCCGCCCCGATCCCTACCTGCATCCCGCAACGGGACACAAGGTTCAATACATCTGTCATCTTGAACTGGTCCATGTCATACCGCACCGACAGCTTGGCCGCCCACTTGCGATACATCGGACGTGAACGCACATCCACCACGCCGGTCGCGTTGCGGGTGTGAGCGGTATACGTGTGGCTCTCACCATAGATCTGGACCAACGGAACCCCGTCGTTCTTATCAAACCCGTCAGCCTCAACAAAGGTGGATAGCTTAGCCAGCGTCATCTTGAAACCCACCAGACGGCAGGCACTGATCATGGCCGCGCGGAAGGCCGCAGCATTCATACCCTCCCAGCCCTCGGGCGAACGGTAACGGGCCTCCTCGGCCTCTTTGTCATAGTCCCGTGCACTACGCTCTTTCTTGTTCTTGGCAGATGAACCCTCTGCCATCTTGGCCATCAGCTCCGCCTTCTTGCTGAACCGCTCCACCACCAGCGGGGCAGTGCCCTCGATGATGAACTGCACGGTGCCAAACTTGGGGGCGGTGATAACACCAGTCTCTTCTTTCACGCTCATTTGCTTACTCCAATTTAGGTTGATGAATGACAGTCTTGCTGCTGCCATGTGCAGAAATGTACGCTTATGTGCACCACTGGTCAACAAAAAAATGTCACCTAAGTGACAGCTGGATTCTTTGGTTTCCTGTTGGCAACGTTGCCAGAGAACTTTTGTTTCCGGCTCTACTCATAATATATTTATTTAACCTAGAGGGAGGGAGGGTTCGCTAGGGGCAGAACTCACCTAAGAGCATTGCTGCCCTTAGTGGTTTGCCTCCTGCCATTCAACCTGTCGGTCGGGATGGGACATAACGGGGCCAGCAGACACATGCAAGCGTTCTGCAGTCGAGGATTACGGTGCTTGCTACACCCCCTTCTCCCGGTTCCTCGCAGGCTTTCGCCTCACTCATTTCGGGTCGGCTTGGGAAGGTTCCCCGTAGCCTCTCAACACAGTTACGGCGGCGTAATGCGGTCTACCTGTGTCCAGTCGGGCGTAGGCTGGGTTCTGAGTCCCACTTAATTCGCAGCAAACTTCGGTCTGCGATCCTCTGTAGCAGCCAAAAGCAAAAACCCCGCAAGATGCTCTGTGGTCTTGGCTCTTGGCATGAGCAGCAGCAAGCGATTGAAGATAAGTCCAAAAGACTCGCCTACTACACGACAAGACCACACAGTACCCTGCGGGGTTTGTAACCTATCTTCATCGCCGGTTGCCACACCGACGGCCATACTGTATCTGGGGGTGAAAATCCGTGTCAAGTGGGGGAGTTGGGCTCGATTTGGCCTTCAACTACGGCAGGCAGGAAAGCCAGAAAACTACCTGCGTCGGCATCCTCGACTGGTGGCTTAACACCCAACACGGCTGGGGCCGCTCACATAAAGCAGTGTGGGCAATTGAACAACACTCTGAGAAGAGAGTCCGCGGCGCTAACCCGCTTTCAGCCCCATGCGTGTTGGTCCTAAAAAGGTGGGGCCATATCTCAGGCCCCACTAACCCTCATAGGAGAAGCAATGCGGCAACTGCTCACCGCGCCCCCACTTTATCCCATCCCCGTAACCGCAGCAATCGCCTCATCAACAGTGTTGACTATCGCCAGCGATCCACCCCGCCACTCGTCAAAAAACTTCTGCTCCGCCGGCGTCAGCTTGCGCGCAGACGGCGGCTTCTTCCCATCCTTCACCTCCAACAGAATCGTCTTTCCCATAAACCCTATAAGCAAGTCGGGTATCCCATCCCCCTGGCTTATTACCCTCACCGTCGCCCCTATCGCCCTCAGAGCGGCAACGATGTCCGATTGATTTTCATCCACGCGTGCGGCACGTCTCATAACATATAACAGGTAGGTGTTGACAGATGCAATATATCTGGTATGCTTCTCATCCCCAGAACAAAAAGGAGTAAGCAATGGATAGAAAGAAGCTGTTCGTCCAACTCGAGAGAGCTCGAGATCTGGCTGCAGACATCGTCAACATAGTACAGGAAAAGGAGGAGAGTTCAAGGACTGCCCTCGTCGCCCTGTGCATTGCGTACACAACACTAGGTAAGGCTATGGGCTGTGAGTTCTATGAGCTCATGGACATATCCATGACCGTGTACAAGCGCACCAGCATTGTTGAAGGAGAAGAGGAATGAAGAGCTGCCCTGACTGCGGCATCGCCAACCCGGACGATCTGCACACCTGCATCGAGTACGAGCGCAACGAGAACCGTCGCCTGCGCCAGCAGTATGACTACCTCTACGACGAGATCGTCAAGCTGCGCAACAAAGTCAATGAACTAGAACACCAGGCCGCCGGCCGTATGCCCTGGAGATCATGATGAAAGCCATGCTCCAAAAACTGAAGGACTTTCTATTCAGGTTTTTCAGGAAGCAGCCGCCTGTCGAAGCCAAGCCGCAAGAGCCAAAGCCCAAGCGCAAGTACAACAAGCAGAAGTCCAAAGACTTTGGCGAACTGCTAGACAACTTGGAGATTACGTTCAATTCCTTGAAGCTCCCGAACTTGGCAGGATCATGGCTGGAAAAGGATTCCATCATTGGCCTGAAAAAGATAGGCGCCCATGTGCCCAACCCTTGGGAGGTTAAGTTCACCAAGAAGACCAGCGACATCCTGATCGACGTGACTAGACCGTTGCCAGCAATCATGTGCATCTCTATTCCAAACGAGAGCGCTGAAGAAGGCAAACATTACCCAAGAATCATGTACGCCATCAAGCAAAAGCGTCTGCCTTGGAACGTCGCCTTCAAGCCTGGTGCCCCGTACATCTACGGTGCAGCCTACGAGTTTCATGGTGAATTGTTTTGGATGCACATGTATCTCACGGTCAATAAAAAGACCGGAGAGATCCATACCTGCGAGGAACTAAGGCAGATAGATAACGTGATCAGGGGTAACGGCAAGACTACCTACTACAGCAACAAGCGCTGGGCGCCGCCAGCCTATCTGGAGAACGATGACCACAACGTCAAGGATATGGAGAACACCTGCCTAAACCTGTTCCGGGCCATGCACGAATGGTGGGTTGACCGAGACCTGCGCTGGAACGTAGTGGTCAAGAAGAACGGGGAGCGGGTGACGTTTGGAATCAACGACAAGGACACAGCCTATTACTTTAAGAACCGGGACAAGGTTGTTTCAGAAAACGGGGTGACCAAGCGGATCGTCCACTACGTCAGGGAGCACAACAGGGTAACAAATGGAAAGGAGACCACAATCAAGGAGCACATCAGGGGACTGAGGGAATTCAACTGGAACGGATATCACTGCAACGTCATATCTCCAAGGCTCGAGGTCAAGACCTCTGCGTTTTTTGAGGCGCCAGGCAACGATGTCGAGGAAGGAGCTGAAAAGGTAGTCTATCTCAGCAAAGTAGGAAAACTGCTGGCTGATTTTGAAGAAAGGAGAAGCGCATGAAACAACTGATCAAACTAATGAAAGCACGCCACGACTTCTATGTGAAGTACCCAAGTCTGGGTGCTACCCATCTGCACCTGCTGGAGCGGATCGGAATCAGGGAAGGCGAGAACAATCCGCTGACCGTGACCGAGGCCATGAAGCTGGACGCAGTGGCTTCCCCGGCAACGATCCACCGCCTGATGGATGACCTCGAATTCATTGGCCTTATCAACAAGTTCCACGCCAAGGGAAACATCCGCACCAAGTACGTGATCCTCGGGAAGAAGGGTTGGATGTACTTCCGCAAGGTTGCAAAGGAGATGTCATGATCCTAACCAACAAGCACAACCTGCCGGCCACGTTCGTCAACGTCATCAAGCGCCCTACGTACAGCAAAGGCAAAGCCCATCTGTCGGCCACTGAACTACTCAACAGCCCTCAGATTGTCCAGCTCAAGCACCGCCACTGGGACGACATTGAAGTCGATGCCAGCGAGATGGTCTGGTCCCTGTTCGGTTCCGCGGTGCACGGCATCCTCGAGCACGGCAAGGACAAGAACCACATCGTAGAAGAGCGCATCCACCTAACCCACGACGGGTACAACCTGTCCGGCGCCATCGACCTGCAGGAGGTGGACGAGGACGGCGGTATCCACATCAAGGACTACAAGGTCACCGGCGCATGGGCAGCCCAGAACGAGAAGGAAGAGTGGCACCAGCAGCTGAACATCTACGCATGGATGGTAGCCAAAGCCAAGCAAAAGCCGGTCAAGTCCCTGCAGATCATCTGCATCGTGCGTGACTGGTCAGGCCGTGAGGCAGCAGCCAAGGAGTCCTACCCTCAAGCCCCTATCGTTTCCATCGACATCCCTCTGTGGACGTTCGAGGAGCAAGAGGAGTTTGTCAACGAGCGGATCCACCGCCACGCGACAGCCTACTTTGAGGCCGACACAGGGGGTGACCTGCCCGAGTGTACGGACGCAGACATGTGGGCCAAGCCGGAATCATTTGCAGTCAAGAAAGAAGGAGGAGTCAGAGCCAAGAGCGTACACGTCACCCGCGAAGCAGCAGAGGCAGCGTTGCCACCCAAGGGGTATTTCATCGAGCACCGCCCCGGCGAGCGCACCCGCTGCGAGAAGTTCTGCCAGGTCAGCCCGTTCTGCCAGCAGCACAAACAATACCTAGCAACGAAAGAAAACCATGAGTGAAAACAACTTCATCAAGCTGGCGTCCATCAACGTCGGCGACCACATCGAGAAGAAGCAAAACCTGAGCTACCTGTCATGGGCCTGGGCCGTTGACCACCTGATGCGCCACGACCCCATGGCCAACTGGTCTTTCCACGAGCCCCAGATGTACGGCGAGACCATGATGGTTTCCTGTACCGTCACCGCCTTTGGCAAGCCCATCACCATGCACCTGCCGGTCATGGACCACCGCAACCAAGCCATCAAGAACCCTGACGCCTTTGCCGTCAACAAGAACATGATGCGCTGCCTGGTCAAGGCCATCGCCTGCCACGGTCTGGGTCTGTACATCTACGCCGGGGAAGACCTGCCCGAGGGCGAGGAAGAGGAGCAGCCCAAGCCCAAAACGAATGGCAACGTTGCCAAAGCCGCCCCCAAGCCGCCCGCCAAGGTAGAGGGCAAGACCGGCCCATGGCAGATGGTTTTTACAACAGACGCAGATGCAGACCTGCCGGCATGGATCGGGATTGTCATGGAGACCGCCCGGATGGCGCTTACCCAAGCAGCCACAGAGAAGGACATCATGGACATCTTCAAGGTCAACCGAGTCATCTTCGACCGCCTCAAGGCAGACGCCCCGGAAGACTACACCGCCCTGATGGCCGACTTCACCAAGCGCAAGAACGAACTGAAAGGAAACTGAAATGGCAACCAAGTACCCCAACAGCGGCAAGCTATCCGCCAACCGCTACAAAGACAACGAGAAGAAGCCAGACGTGGTCGGCGAGCTGGTCATGACCCGCCAAGCTTTGAAGGGTTTGCTCGAGGAGACAGACGAGGACGACATCACCATCAAGCTATCCGGCTGGAACATGGACGGGCAATACGGAGCATGGACCCGGCTGGCATGGAACAACTACAAGAAGCCCACGGATGGCAACGTTGCCAAACCCCAGCAGCAGGCGCTGCCAGCCGATGACGGCGACGTGCCCTTCTGATCATGGCAGAAAGAGAGAAGCACTTACGTTACGCAGAGGCTTACTTTCTCATGGAGCAAGAAAGCTATCTGCTGCCGTTGGCCATGAGGGGCGGTGTCTTTGAGCGCCGCATGTGGCTAGAACTATTCAAATGGGCAGGATGGAGAGAGAAATGAGTCACCCACAATTCGAGGCCGTCAAGGTCGCACTAAAGCAGGACCGTACTGGATACATCCTCACCCTGAACATCCATCCAGATGATCTGGACGAGCGTATCCTGCGCGACTTCGTCGGGGCCCGCTACCAAGTCGTCATGGTCCGGCTCAACGGGGACGAGGCACCCATGAACCGGGACAGGGACATCGGCATGGACCCGGTCAAGCTGGCCGGCATCCTGTGCAAGGACAAAGACTTCCAAGAGTACCTGTTCCAGACAGGCCAGATCCTCGAGCCGGAAGAGCTGTCCACTGTTGGCTGGCTCAGGACCACGCTGGAGATTGAATCCCGCACAGAGCTGCGCAACGACAAGATCAAGGCCCAGAAGTTATACGCAATCAATGAAGGATTCAAATCATGGAAGCACGCCGGTTGATTCCCTACTCCGTGCACCTGCCGGAGGATATCTACAAGAAGCTGAAGGCCGCGGCCGGGGAGAGAAAGGCGTCAGCCTTGGTACGGGATGCCATCTCCCTCATCCTAGACGGAGGAGACGCCTACACCAACGGATACAACAAGGGGCTGGCAGATGCAATGGACGTTATCAACAGCAACGAGACCACGCGCAGCCTGTCCATCAACGGGCAGAACCTTGGCCTTGCTCTGACGTACAGCATCACCAAACTAACAATCAAGGAGAAAGCAAATGGCAAGAAAAAAGCCCGAGGGAATTGAGGCGCTCAAGCCCAAGCAGGATCCGATCTCCATCCAAGAGATCACCATGCTGGACTGGTACGCGGCCTTTGCCCTGCTCGGGGCGTCACCCATGTCCACCCCGGAGGACACGGCACGGGCGGCATTTGACCAGGCCGAGGCCATGCTGCAGGAAAGGGGGGTACGGATGTGACCAAAGACGAAGCATTGAAGCTGGCGCTGGAGGCGCTGGAGTACATCGAACACAATTACATGAGTCTGCCGAAATCGGGGGAGACAGCCATCACCGCCATCCGAGAAGCCTTGGCACAGCCAGAGCAGGAGCCGGTGGCGTGGTTTGAGCACAACCCTGACTTGGATGCGTGGTTTCTGGCGTATAGCAAAAACCAGAATCCAGGCATCAAAAGCCGCCCGCTTGTGTTTGGCGACACCGCCCCACCACAGCGCAAGCCAGAGCAGAAGCCGGTGGCTCACACGCTGAATTGCGTATGTGGCGCTGTATGGGACATCAAATCTGATGGGAGCGAGGAAATGGCACATACACCTGACACCACCCCACCACAGCGCAAGCCGCTGACGGATGAGGAGATTTGGGACGAAGTAAAAGCGGCTGACCTTGATTGGCAGACTGGATGGTCTTTGGATGAGGACGCATCAAACCGCTACATCACATTTGCCCGAGCCATCGAAGCTGCACACGGCATCATAGGAGAACAGAAATGAAAAGCACAGACATCATCAAAGCATCGACCAACAGCCTGAACATTTACTCATTCACAGCAGAGGCACTTGAAAGACTGATTGAGGCCATAAAAACGGAGCAGTCTTGCAAGACTTGCGAAGCATTGGCGCGAACCGTGATGCTTGACCAGACATCGCATGACGCACAGCGCAAGCCGCTGACGGATGCGGAGATCAGCAGAATCTGGATGCTGAACGGCGGGGGACTTGCTGCAAACCGCTATCACGACTTTGCCAGAGCCATCGAAGCCGCCCACGGCATCAAGGGGGACGCATGAGCGAAGTAATCGTTGATGGCGTGAGATGGTCGCCGTTCTTGGTCGAGTTCGACACGCAAGAAGGCACGTTCCAGTTTGAACTGTTCGCGCTCGACTGGGCGCACGCAATAGATCGGCTTGAAGAACTCAAAGCCACGGCAAAGGTAATTGGCGAGAAGCCGCAAAGGATTGAAGCATGACAACCGAACAATATTCAATCGGCTATGACGAAGGCTATCAGGCCGGATGGAATGAAGCGATGGAAGCCAATCCAGCACAGCAGCAGGAGCCGGTGGCGTGTCCAAATGGCAAGCCGTGCAAGCACGGAGCATGGTGTACCGAAACTTATTGTCAAGAACACTGTGAGTTTCGTGCCCCACCAGCACAGCCAGAGCAGGAGCCGGTGGCGGTAATAGACAGCACAATTTCAGGCAACATTGATTGGCGTTGCGTAGTCTTTCCAAAAGATGGGACAAAACTCTACACCACCCCACCACAGTCAGAGCGTGTGATTGACAAATCTGCGGCGGTACGGATTGCTACGTCACTTGGATGGGAGCCTAAGCGCAAGCCACTGACGGATGAGGAGATTCAAAAGTGCTACGAAACAACTGGGCATTGTCAAACGCTACGACCACAAGACAGGTTTGCTGTGTTTGCGTTAGCCCGAGCCATCGAAGCCGCACACGGCATTAAGGAGTGAGAGATGACAGACGACAAACTTATTGAACTGGCCCGCAAAGCGGGCATAAACGCCGAAAGCGACACCTTGTGCCGCTACGAAGGTTGGGTTGGCCCATTAAAACAGTTTGCTGCTCTTGTGTTGGCCAACAACCCCCCGCAGTCTTTCATGTCGTGGCAGGAAGGGTATGAGGCAGGCAGGCTGGCAGAGCGCGAGCGCCTTCAGGCTTTCATGCGGCAGATGTTTGATGCGTATTCACTATCAAGCGATCCGGGCGGGCTAAAGAACAGGGGCAACAAATGAGTGTCCCCTACAACGACGACACCAGAGAGTCATACATTAAGCGCCATGAAGAGGGGCAGCTGTGGTTGGCCAAGCGCCACTGCGAGCTGGGTAACGAGTTGTCCATGTGGCAGGCACTGTTTACATGGGTTCAATGTGAAGAGATCTACGGCACACACTGGGACAAGATAAAGGAGAGGAACCATGGCTAACAGACCTTTGACAAGAAAAGAATGGATGGCTTACTTGGAAAAAGCCTGTGATGAGTTTGATTGGGAAGGCGCAAACAAGCCCTGCTCCGACTGCGAGTACCACAAGAACCGCGCTGCCAGATGGCGAGCCGAAGCCTACAAGCAAGCAGGGCACGATGTGATCGAACTGCCGTGGGTTGGGCTGACGGCAGATGAATTGAACATGATTGGCGACAGTATGCGGACATGGAACAGCCATTCTTTGACGGATGTTTACGTTGCCATCGAAGCCAAACTCAAGGAGAAGAACACATGAAATCGTTGAGCAAACTACATCAAGAGGCAATCATCAAAGCGCAGAACGAAACCGACCAGAACAAAGCGGCGGCACTGGCGATGATTGAAACGCCCATCGAGATGATTAAAGCAATTATTCTCAAGCATGAGATAGCTGTCATTGAGGTGATGCGTGAACTGCACGAATCCCGCGAGGCGGCTGTTAGGGCAGAGCGAGAGGCTATTGCGCAGTCTCTGGACAAACAAGCAGACCTTGCCGCTGATGATATTGACAGACAGTGGGCGATGGAAATGGCGAAGGCAGTTAGATCAAGGAGCAACAAATGAGTGGAGATCACAACATGAATCAAGCAACCAGACAAATTAAACGAAACCTCGGCATTGGAGATGTTGGGCTACAAATTGAAGAAACGCAAGAATACAAAAGCCAGATTGAGCGCCAGTGCGAGGAGATGCAAGCCACAATTGACTTGTTGAAAGCAACAGTGGAAACGCTGTATATGCGCCTTAAACCTGTGATGGCAGACGCTCCTATGCGCTCTGCCACCAATGAGGTGTCACCAGTAGCGTCACCATTGGGCTTGTCAATCAATCAATACCGACAGCAGACATCCGCTGTGATTGACGAGCTTGTCCACATCATTGAAAGCCTTGAGATATGAATCAAAAATCTGATTCGCCCGACTGGAATAGCTACAAGCAAGGATGGGATGACGGAGTGATGGCAGAGCGCCAGCGCATCGTCAACCTGCTGATGATCCAGCACGATGCGGCAAAGGGAGCGCACAACTATTGGCACGTTGCGGCAAATTTAATCAAAGCAGAATCAGGAGAAAACGTATGAGTAAAGACACAAGATGGGAACGAGGCATTGAAACATTCTCAGACGAGCAGTTGCTGTTTGAGTTGGTGCGCCGTAACGGTTTTCAACGAGCCGCAAAAAGGACAGAGTATTGCGGTGAAGGCTGGATGACCAGCACGGTTGGTATTGGCAAAGACCACAGCGTATCAATCACGATGGATGCAGATGACTTCAAAGAGCTTGCGGCACTTGCTGTTGTGGGGTTTAAAACCGAAGCCGCACACGGCATTAAGGAGTGAGAGATGGACAAAGATGGATACAACGATACCCAAGAAGCGTACGAGCGCGGGTTCATTGACGGGATGCAGAAACAAATGCAGTCCAGCGTGGACAAGGCGGTCAATGGCATGACGCGCACATGGGTTGGGCTGACAAAACAAGATGTGTACGACCTGTACAACAAGATGTTTGCTCAAGAAGGCAATAACATCGCCACAAGGTATCAGGACTTTGCAAAATACCTTGAAGCCAAACTCAAGGAGAAGAACACATGAGCCATATCAAACGCCACATGAACGACGTGGCGGATCTTGGCTGCATCCTATGCCGGCACCTTGGATATGGCCAGACACCTGCCATCCTGCACCACCCCCGCGGGGCAGCAGGCGGCGCTCAGAAGGCGTCAGACTGGCTGGTCATACCCCTATGCCCAACCCACCACGTAGACCCCAAACAGGGCTATCATGGGCTGGGCGACGGCGGCTTCTTCACCAGATACAAGCTGACAGAGTGGGATCTCCTGGCCATGACCATCGAGGCTCTGGCCAAGGAGCGCAACCCGTAGGTTACAGATTGGCCATCTCGCGCAGCTTCTTCAGGTTTACCCCTTGGAGTAGCTGCCGCTCAGCCTCTCGCAGCTGCTTGATCTGCCGCTGCTTCTCATCCTCGTCCATCCGATCTTCTGACGCTTGACTAATCATGGTCACAGCTTTGCGGATGTTAGTTAGTTGCGTGGCAATCTGGTTAACGGCCGGAGCCAAGGCAACTCGCTGACGGACCGTCTCATCCGACAGGTAGTCTGCAATGTCTTGCGGGCTACGTTGCTTCAGGTCAGACAGAGTTGAAGCCGCGCGCTCGGTCACCTCTCTCAGGGCATAGAAGTCCTTGCGCAGAGCAGATTCATATTCTTTGGAAACGAATCCACTAGCGTTGGGGATAGTGGCCAATGCATCTTGGAAAGACAAAGACGGGCGCGGAGTGCCGGACATCTCAGCCAAGATCGGATTAGTCATGTACATGAGCAAACCACCAAATGACCCAAACATACCGCGGATCAGGTGATCTGCCACGATGGGCGATACCACGCCGGTCTTGCCCAGCAGCTTGGAAATCTCAGACGTGCTGTCCTCGAACTGGCGCCCCAGCTCTTTCTTCTGCTGGAACAAGCCAACCAACGGCTTCTGCTGGAAGAAGTCGTAGTTGATGATTGCCTCTGTCAGCGGCTTGATGGCCTGTGGCACAGGCGTCGGGCTCAGGATAGAGTTGGCCAACAGTGATGCAAGAGACGCACGGAACTTTGCTGAATCCTCATAGCCGTTATCCGTGAGCAGCATGTACGTATGCTCGGCAACCACCTTGGGTAGCGCAAAGATGTCCGCGCGCAGTGGGATGCTGAATCCACCAGAGCCAGGGATCATCAGCAGACGGTCACGCGTAGGCGTCGGCTTGTTCAGGTAATCCTCGTCGTCACCATTCATCATGGCGTACAGGACAGACAGAGCCATCACCGAGCCGGTCGTGGCAGCCAGCGTTTGGAAGGCTGCCTTGCGCTCAGTGGGCGACGTGCCAACACCGGTCAGCGTACGGTAGGCCACATGCTGGGCAGCGAGGTAGGCGTTGAAGAACGGGATAACCTGGCCAGCCAAGGCAAGCATCTTGCTGTTGCCGCGGCGGCGCACGTTGAAGATCTCGAACGCCTTCTCATACGCCTCTGCTTTGCTCAAGCCCTGAGCCTCTGCCGCCTCGAACGTGGCCTGACGCACAGCGTTATCAGCGGCCATGGCCAAGTTGCCAAGCTTGCGCTTTACGCCAGCCCAGAAACTCTTTTCTTGCTTGAGCCCCGCAAAGATCTCGGCATCAGCACGGATCACGGCAGACGTGAAGTCACGCACGCCAACGGCACCAATGTTCTTCAGCTCCTCATGCGCCTTGCTCTTGCCGCGCAGGGTCTGGATAAATTCCTTGACCGCACGAAAGGGAATGGACAGGGCGTACTGCGGCTTCAAGCCGGACGTGAACATTGCAGCAAACGAGTCCTGCGGAACCTGAGCGATAGAGAACAGGGGGTACAGCACCACAGACTGACGCAGCACGTCAGCCATCTTGCTGAACACTTTGACCGTCGGGATAGCCACAGACTCGAGACCACGGAAGGCTGACATAAACAGCGGGTCAGCCATGTTATAGCCAACCCTTTCCCCGTCTTGCCAAACGTAGACCAGATTGTCCGCAGGCATGGGAGGAGACAGTACATATCTCTTTACCATTTTCCCATCTTGCTCCACCTCAACCGCCAAGACTCCGTAATCCTTCAGAGAATCTTGGGTGGCGCGAGCTTGGCTTGCTTGAGCGGGCGTATTGAACGGGATAACACCACGACCGGAAACCTTTTCCAGCATCGGGTTGCCTTGCTCATCAAACCCAATCCCAATGTTGTCTGGATTGTTCTTGTCATGGATTTTGTTAGCAAGGCCAAGCTTTTCGGCCGTAGTGGCAAGCGCCACGCCGGAGCGGTTGCGTACACCGCGGTTGATGGCGTACTGAGTCCAGCGCACCATGTTGTCAAAGATGTCGTTGACCGGCTTCTCTGACCCTTTCAATCCTTTGTCCGCTTGTACAGCCAGCGAACGCAAGAACTCTTTCGGACCCTTGCCTTCTTCAATTTGATCCTCGCGGAAAAACGGAACGTACCCGGCTGCATCCATAAGCATGTCTGCTTCTTCTCTTGTGTAAAGGCCGGTGTCAACCATTACATCAAGAGCATTGCTACGAATGCCGTTCCAAATCTCAGAGACTTCGTTAAGCTCTGGGAACATCTTGAAGAACTGCATGCCAGTCTGAATTTTTTCCGCCGGCATGTTCTTTGTATTCTTGCGCTTAGCAAGAAGGGCTTGTGCCTTGTCACTCAAAGCGCTTGCGGCAACAGGCTTTCCTGCCGCGCGCATAGCCCTAGCCTCTGCCCGCATGGCCTCAACCTGAGCATCAATGTTGTCATTGAACTCATTAAGTTCTTGTGTGCGGCGAGCCTCAAAAGCCGTATGGGCAATAAGCTCAATCTGCTCTTTTGTTAAACCGTGCTTTTCCGCAATCTCGTCCAGCTTTTTGGACAGATTGAAGATGTTGCGATCATCCTTGACGCCGACCCACTTGTGCAACTCAGTGTCGTACTTGATGTTGCCTTCCATTAAGAACAGGTTGGCAATGGCGTCAGAGTGAGCGGTCTGGCTCAGGCTGGTGTTGAGCAGCATTCCAATCTTCTGCTCGTTACCAACCATGGAGTTCATCACTTCACGGCGGATCTGGTTGTTCAGCGCAGCATCACTGCTGAATGACCACGTCTCAACCTGATCGGCAAACTTTCGGAATGCGCCGTACGCAGCCTCTCGGGTAGCCTTTGGGTTGTCGCGCGCGTTGTCCCAAGACTGACGAACCTTTTGGATGTAGCCAGGCTCAGGCGGGGCAACAGAGCGGCCAATACCCTCGAGCATCTCCATGGCATCGTTGCCCATCTGGGTGCGAACAGGTGCTGGTTCTTTTGTTGCAAAGCCAAGAATGGGCTTCTCAAGCGCAAACATTTCCATCTGTCCAACGCTTGCAATCGGAGCTGCGTCAGACTTTGCGGAAGATGTGACGCGATCCATGTAGTCAATAAACGTCTCTGATGGCAAAAAGTTTTTACCGCGCAAAGAGTTAAAGAATCGCTTGAGTGCCGCTCCAAGCTTTGCAAAAAACTTTTCAACAACGCTCAAAGGTTTCTCTTGGGTGGTTGCCCAACGAGAAACTTGGTCTGCGTACCACTCATCAAAGCGACGCCAGTAGGACCGCATTTCAGAAGACATCAAAGATGCATCCGTCTTTGCTGCAGCGCTTCTTGCAAACCGCTTTGCGCGCATGCTTTCAATGTGCTCTCGAGCAGTTTTGCCTTGATTTGATTTCAGCCACTTGTTGTACTCATCAACAATTGCCTTCTTCATTTCTGGAGAAGCATTGTTAAAAACCACAACCTCATGGATGTGCCCAAGCTCATGGGCTAAAACCTCCAGCATTCTTCCTACGCTGGTAGATTTTGTGAATGTTATGTAGTACTCACCATTGCCAAGGTGACGCATTGTTCCTTCAGCATTTGGGTCAAGCGCTGCAGATCCTATCCGGCGATACGGACCCGTGAAGTTTTTGCTGTTTGCTCTAGCGTCTTCAATGGTTGTGATGTAAACATTATTTGGAATGTTCAACATCTTTTTCCATCCGCGCAAAACCGAAACCATGCGTGGATCTATATCCTTTGAAAAACCAAGACCATCTTTGTCAAACTTGACTACGGTTTCTTTGCGCTTTGATTCTTCTTCAATAACTTGTTTTCTTGCGTCCGACAATTCTTTTTTCTGCTCGGGCGTCAGATTAAGAGGGTTGGTTTGAATGCTTTCAATATCTTTCCCAACCCGATACTCACCCTTAAACGGAATGTAAACAGGGTCTCCATTGATTGCACTGTACGCCTGAACCAATCCAATGTCGCCATTTTGGTAGACAACAGATCCGCCAAAGTCTTTGGCGTGAGCATTTGCATTTTTGGATTGCTCTGGGTTGGCGCTAATCAGGGCATACTTTTCATATAACGGCTCTTTGCTTGTTGCCGCCGTCAATGCGTTGTACAAAGCACCACGATACTGGGCATCAGTTGCATCCGGCATGCGGCGAGCAACATCTTCCTTGATAGCCTCAACGTCCAAACCAGTGTTGGCCGCCTCTTCCATCAGATCCTGCAGACTTGGCTCGGCAGGGCGACGACCTGCAGCCAACTCACGATTTATGGCTGGCAACGTTTCCAGTTTCTCCAGCTCAGCCTTGGCCGCATCCCGCTGTTGCTCCAGCGCAGCCAAGTTTGCAGCCTCAATCTCTGACGTGTAATCACCAGACCGCAGCTTGCCGGTAATGTGATCAATTGCAGCCTGAGAATCAAACCTTGGATTCTCTTGGCCGCCAACCAGCTTGCGGTTCTCGGGAGGCAGGAAGTCGTCCAGCGCCCCATCCTCAACCATGTCCTCAAGCAGGGCGCCTTTGCCTTCCTTGTTGTACAGGCGACGCAGGGACTTCTTATCCACGTCGATATCAGCCAGGTTAATCGAGCCCGGACGAAAAGTCAGTTTGCCCTCGAGCGCCTTGAACAGGCTCGTCTTTTGAGCCTTGGCTGCGGTAATGTCCTTGTTGATGGCCGCAAGACTTTCCTTGACGGACTTGATCTCTGCCTGCTCTTCAGGCGTGAATTCAAACTTCTGCACGCCACGGGGCTTGGCTTGCGGCTCAGTCTCGAGCGGCTCACGTTTGCCGTACAGGCCGGCCGGCTCTTCCAGCTGGGCAGGGGCGGCAGGCTCTGCAGGGGCGGCAGGGGCGGCAGGGGCGGCAGGACCAGCCCCCAATCGCTCCAGCTCTCTACGCTTAATCAGCTCATTTCGCACAGGATCCGGGTCAAACGTGGCTGCCTGAATCTGTCTGATCTGCGCTTGGCGCTGTCGTTCTGCGGCAACAGCTTCAGCCCGAACCTGGTCTTCCTCCGCCTGTCGCCGCTCTTCCATGGCTTGACGAATGGCAACGTTGCCATCCGATCGGGTAAACCCTGACATGCCGGCAACACGTTCTTGCTGGGCAAGCATGGCCGCCTCAATCCTGGCCACGTCATCCAGACGGTTCTGCTCAATAGCCTGCTGACGCATCTGCTCCAACTGCTCGGCTTCTTGCCGCAGGTCTTGGGCTTGTTGCGCAGAGAACCCGGGGCGGGCCGGCTGGGCCTCTATGCTAGGCAGGCCAAGGGCGGCAGGTGCTTCTGGTGCAGCAGCTGCAGCAGGCGGCCTCTCCGGGGGCGGGGTAACTGCGCCCTTAGCACGACGGCCAAGAGTCAAATCAACCAACAGACTGGTTAGCGCGCCAACACCAGCGCCATAGACGCCTTCCTCACCTGATCCTTCAAGCACGTCTTTCTTGGGATCGTAGACGCCTTTGGCAATGTAGTTCTGGGCCACCTTCTGGGCGGCTTCGGTCAAACCTTCCACCCCACCGCGGGCAAGGGCAGTGGTGAAGATACTCTTGAGTGGACCAATGTTGGGGGCAAGAATGTCCAGCATGCCTGTTGGCGCGCCCAACGCAGTAGCCCGACTAATCTCTTCAGGCGTAGCGCCCGCTTGTTCTGCGGCCTGACGCGCTTCACCGGCACCAGCGGAAACACCAAGAGCGCCAGCGCCAACACGACCAGCAAGGCCCAAAGGACCGGCAACAAAAAATGGTAGAGTAGATCCAACACCAGAAAGCAGTTTGCTAGATACGCTCTCGCCAATCTCAGGCGTAGCAGGAGCCAAGTACTCGCGGGTGGGTTTGGCCAAGCTCTCAATGCCAGCTCGAACAGACTTCTCGTAGTCTTCCGGCAACAGGGCAGACGCGCCAATTGCAGACGTTTCCAACAGACCAGTGGCACCACGGCCAACGGCTTTAGGAATGTCCTTTAAGTAATCCTTGAAGCCAGTTTCTTTCTTGGGCGGAGCGGCTTCTATCTTGGGCCCATATCCAAGACCACTCAGGTATTGAGCGATCTTGGTTGCGTCCTCGGTGTTCCCTGCCGCATCGGCAGCTTTCAATGCAGCAAAGAGATCCTCAACTGTTGCCATGGGGCACCCTTACTTTTTGGGTTTTAGATACTTCCCGAGCAGGTCATTCATGTCCTGACCCACGTCTATTTCACCGGGATCATACCCATCATAAGCCTGACGCATCAAGTTGCGATAACCCGTATGCAGGTTAAGCCTGTTTCTGGCAGCGGCAACAGCATCTTGAACAAAGGCATTTGACTTGCCCTCATCCATAGAAAGCAGCGGGTTCTTGGACACCAATCCTTTTGCCGTGGTTTCAGCCCGACCCAAATAGTCCTGCTCCATGCGACGAGCAATCTCTGCCGCGCGCAGACGCTGCCCCTCTTGAGCCTTGGTAATCTTGCCCTCTTCAACCTGCTTCCTGAGATCAAGCTCCAAGCCTTTGAGGAACTTCTGGGATTCCAAGCCCTGTCTACGGATATCAGCCAAGCTCTTGTAGCGCTCAAGGCCAAGCTGACCTTGCATGATGGCATTCTCTTCTGCGGTGCGGGTCGCGGCCGAGCGCAGCAGGGAAGAAACTCCAGCCTGCCCGCCTTGGCCAATGTTTGCAAGGGCATATGGCGATGTACCACCAGCAATACCCAAGCCGGCAGCAAGCAGAGCCAAGTACTTATCCTCTTCGCGCTGCTTATCCAAACGACCCAAACGCGCCTCGAGCAGTTGCTCCAGTTTGCTCTTTGGTTCTTCTTCGGATGTCCCGGCGCCTTTGCCGCCTGCGGCCGTCTCAGTACCACCTACGCCAGCAGCTCCGGGCCCACTTTCAATATCTTGAGCGGTATATCGAGCAGCTTCTTCTTGACGGGCTTTCTCGGCAGCAATGCGCTGGTTCTCTTCGTCCACATCAAACGGAGAAATTCCAGAGAAAGTAACTGGGCCAGTTTCCCCGGTTTTCCCGGGCTTGGCCGGCGGCGTATATCCCGGGCGAGGTCCGTAGGTCTCAACTCCAGCAGGCGTGTAGGTCAAAGGAGCCAAAGGCTTGATGCCGCGCTCTTGCTGCTCCTTCGGGCTCATGCTCACGTCTTTCATGAACGCAGGACGTGATGCGCGCTCAAGCTCGTCTGCAGTCGGCTCAGGTTCTGCGCCGTACTTCTTCAGCTCATCCGCCTGCTTGCGTTCCATAACATTTTTGCCAATGTCAAAGCCCAAAGTGGCAAGTCCAAGCGGCCCTGCAATTCGACCAAACGTACCCATTCCTTTTGTTGCAGAAGATGCGGAAGGCGTAGCGGCGGATGGCGTAGCAGCGGGAGGAGCAACGGCTTCAGGCATTGCAGAGAATGCCGCGCGCGCTTGCTCCATACGCAGGCGACGGCGAGCAGCATCCCTAATCTCTTCAGCAGACATTTCGGCAAGATCACCTATCCCGCCCAAGCTTACTGCGCCACGATTCTGGAAGCGCACAGCACCGCCACCAGCCATGCCGGCAACATACTGGCGCGTTTCAGCGGGCAGGCGAGCAGGATCGGCACCAGACGCCAGCCACCTATCAGTAGCACCAGGCCCCATGTTGTAGGCAATGGCCGCCAACTTGTCATCACCGTAACGCTGACGCATGGCTTTCAGGTAGTCACGCCCAACTCGAGCGATCTCGTCAGGGCTACGGTCGCGCGCAGGCTCAACCCCAAACCCGGGGTCAAGCTGGGTGCCGGGCATAACCTGCATCTCGCCTTGCGCACCCTTGGGAGAAGTGAGCAGATTGCCCGATCGGTCATAGCGACGGCCGCCACTTTCCTTGGCCAACACGTACTTGAGCAGCGCATCATCTTCGGCGCTGATGGCCTTCTTGTCCCGCTCAACCTGAACCGTGCCATCACCCTCGCGACGGGTCACATTCTCCACCGCGGCGCCTTCAGGCGTACGGGTCAGGAAAGTCTTGGACGCCACCGGCGACAAGGACTCAATGCCCTCATCCGACGGCAGGTTTGAATCTTCCACCATCTTCAGGATTCTGCTGATGTCAGGCATGCGGCCGGCACCAGCTAAGGCGCTGACCATCTCGTCGTATTCCTCGTCGGACTCGTCCTCTTCCCGGCCAAGCAGGGCCTCAATCATGCCGCGGTCCGTTCCCCCGCCGCCAGCAAAGGCAACAATCCCACCGCCAGCCATCTCTTCCTGCGGCAGGTTGGATGGCAACGTTGCCACTCCTTGGTCAGCCTGAGCCTGCTGCATCACCTGCTGGGCAATGGGCGGCTGTTGCGGAGCGGGGGCGGCAGGAGGCATGGCCGCTTTGGCCATCTTCTGGTTCAGCTCGCTGATCAGCGGGATGCCAACGTAAGACGGCAGCGTGCCATTCTGCACGGCCTGGCTCAGACTGCGCTGGGCAGCCTTGATCTGATCCGGCGTGCGAGCCATCTCGGCAATGGCATAGGCGCGCTCTTTAAGTCCAGCTTGGATGCTCATGCCAGTTCCTTAGCTTTTCATTGCGTTATACAGGCCAAGACCTGCGATGCCGTCGTCCATGCGCTTCTTCTCGAAGTCCTTGGGTAGACCGCCCTTTTTACCAAATGCACCCAGCTTATTGAGCGCCAATCCAGTCACGCCCAGACCTGCCGCCTGGGACAAGTAGCTCGGCGGCGCCTGATACGACTGCGTCGTAGAAGCCTGCATGGGCAGACCGCGCAACTGAGCGTTCATGAACGCCAGCTGTTGCTGCGGATACTGCGTCTGCATTGCATAGTTCTGGATAGCCTGGTTCAGAACGTTTTGATCGTACGCTTGACGTGACGCGCCATACTGCGCCTGCGTTCCAAGAATTCCTTGCTGTGCTGCCAGTTGTTGCGTACCCAGATTGCCCAACTGACCGGCGCCTTGAATGGCCTGGCCATAACCCGCCTGCTGAGCGCCAACACCTTGCAGCCCAATCTGAGCGCCTTGCATACCAGCTTGAGCGCCTTGAATACCGGCTTGCTGTCCCTGAATACCTGTCTGGGCACCTTGAATACCTAGACCGGCGCCTTGCATACCGGCTTGAGCACCTTGAATACCGAGACCAGCGCCTTGCATGGCAGCTTGTTTGCCTTGTAGTCCAAGATTGGCGCCAAACTGTTGGGCCTGACGCGCTTGATCAAAAGCCGATTGCAGCCCGGTGGCTTGAATACCGCCCATCTGCGTGGCTAAATTGCGCTGGCGTTCTGCCTCCATGATGGCTTGACGACCGCCACCAAAAGCCCCGGCTTGCGTGGCTTGACCACGCTGTTGTGCGCCCAGAATATCCGACGCACGCTGTGCTTCGCGTTGCTGTACACCCACCACGTTTTGCATGTATGGGGACATATACGCTTGCGTGGCGTAGGGGTCAGTTGCCTGTTGTGCGTACTGTGCTCCTGCTTGTCCAGCTTCGGCCCCGTATTGCATGCCTTGTAGGCCTGCTTGCGCCCCCATGCCACCGTAGCCCATGCCTTGACGCCCCGCTTGTGCGCCCATGCCGCCGTACATACCAGCTCGCTGTCCTGCTTGCGCCCCCATGCCACCGTACTGAGCACCAAGACCGCCGTACTGACCCGCTTGTCCTGCGGTTCCAAGAGCGCCCATGATGCCAGCCCCAGCCACGTCCGTGGCTTGGCCGTACTGACCTGGAACTTGGAGGTTTGCCGCTCCTTGGTATGCTTGGTTTTGCAACGGATCAAACGGAGCGTAAGCAGAGCGAGCGGCCGTCATCTCTCCCGGTCCCAAACCTCTAAGCATCGGATTTCCGCTGGCATCAACCTCCCCTGAAGCTGAACCAAACGCTTGGTACGGCTTAACGCTAGTAATCTGCGTGGTGCCGTCGGGTCCGGGGGCGGTATTAAACAGCTGCTGCTGGGTAGCGCCCAACATTGTCTCTACATACGGACGAGCGTATTCAGGAATGTTAGAGGTGTTGGTTGTGCTTTGAGTCGGCGCCCCACCTCCGCCGCCACTTCCGCCACCACCATACACAATCCGGCCGCCCTCCTTGCGAGTGACGCAATCTCCCAATGTCTCGCCCATGGCGTAGAGTTGTCGGCGTGAATAGCTCATAATTTGATCCTCATCACATGATGGGTTTCTTCCATACCCATCTTTTTGTACATCGGGACTAGCTCATCGCGACACCAGCATTGCGCCTTGGTAGCCCCATATGCCTTCATCCATTCTTTGGCATGCTCAAAAATGTGCTGCCTGACTATCCCCTTGCCGCCCATCAAATTCACATGGGCTACCCGTTCACGCGGATAGTCAATAAAGTCAACTGTCGCAGCACCCGTTATCCCGACTTCCAGCTCTTCCCAAACCAGCAAAAATGTCTTGCCAGTCCGAACCGAGTACTCCACCTGTTCAATCGTGATTGCTTCAGGATCTATATCAATCGCCTTTTGCAACAGTGGGGCTGCAATTGGCCACACCTTCGGCAGATGAATAGGTAGTACTTGGTGAAGCGGCATGTTTAAGCAGGTAGATATTTACGAGGGTTAATCTCTCTACCCTGCTTCTTTGTTCCTGTTCTGGCTTTACGAACCTTGTCCATCATGCTGTACAGGTGCTTGGCGCCTGCGTCAGTGGAGCCGTTGCCAAGGCCAGAGACTACGTCGGCCGGCACAACAAACTCACCGTCAGCTAGGCGGGCAGGCTGTTTGCCAGAGATAGTAGCGGGGATGTTGTCCGACATACCGTCACCCGGGCCTTTGAGCAGACGTCCGCCATCAGAGTAGCCGCCCAGGTTGGCAATGCCGCCACCTGCCATGCGCTCGGCGCCCGTCATCATGTCCACATTAGCGTCATCAGCTCCTGCCACAACATTGCGGGACACGGGGGTCTGCCAGGGCGTAGCGTAGGCCCCTTGTCGAATGTCTGCCTGGGGGTAGCCGGTGTTGGCACCCAACGCGTTCTCGCGAGACATTTCTTCCACCGGACCGCCAGCAGCATAGGGTTTGTACGTATAAGGGGTGTACGTATTGGGGTTGTACGTAAACTTAGATAAAGGACCGGAGTATCCGGGAGGCGCATAAGCAGCAGTTGGCTTGCCAAGATATTTTGCAGCAGCCAATCCAGCACTACCGTACTTTATAAAAGGATCTGAGTTTTTCCAAGCATCATAGCCCCTGGAAAGCAGGTTCATAATGCCGGGCGTTTCTGGAATTCTCCCGGTTGCCGCATCAAGCATACCCTCTACTGGCGGAATAGCGGCTCTTGGATCTCCTGGCGTAAATGGAACTTCTGCAGCCCCAAGATCCATACCCCATCCCGCTTCACCAGGACCAGCAACACCACGGGCCAGAGCATCAGAAACGCCCGCATTTCCAAGAGATGCCAGTTGCGTCCCCGGATATTGCCCGGCGCCCTGCGCGAGCTGACTCATGGCGGTTTGATATTGAGCAGGAATTTGCTGAGCAAAGTTACCAGCCTGCAATCCTTGACTGGCAACGTTGCCAGCACCTTGGGCGGCCTGTATCAGGGCTGGATCGCCCATCTGCCCAGCGCCAAGAATGGAAGAGGCAGAAGGAACAGCGCCCGCATTAGCCGCTTGCGCAAATTGAGCTGCAATCTCGGGATTGACTACAGCAGTTTCTGCAAGGGCAGTTTGAAAAGCGGGGGATAAAGCCCCCAAGCCACCGGCCAAACCAGCGCCCGTAGTGAGCCCCGCACCAGTGCCAAGACCAAGACCGGCAACGCCAGCGCCCTCAAGCGCAGAGACTCCTGCCATGCCTTCAAGAAAACCACCAGCACCTGCAGCAGTTCCGGCAACCTCTGCTGCGCCTAATGCTTCTGCCGCTAGGGCGGCTTCACCAACTCCACCACCAGCCATGGTGTTCTCCTAAAAAGTTGTCAAATCGTACCATTTTCAGATCTTCGACACAAACGTCGCCGTGAAGATCACGGACGGTATTGCCGGGCGTGTAGGGGTAGCCGCCACGGGCTCTGACTGGATAAATGCGTCAGTATTTGTGGTGTGCCACTGTAAGCTGACGTTGTCCCCTGCGGCCATATCAACAAGCAAGTTCACCGTACCTACCGCATAGAACGGCGTTGCTGGGTTCTTACGGGCGGCCATACCAATCCGGGTGTTGGAGCGCGGTATGTTGGTGCCGTTATAAAGAAACCAAACGTCGATGGATTCCGTGGAGTTGGCCAGGTTGGCGCACTGAATACTGTACTGAAAGTTATACCGCCCCGCTTTGGCAGTAGTTACTTGATACCCGCTTACCAACGAAACGTAGTTAGACGCGTCGGTGTCAGTAAACGTAATATCGTAAGCCGCTGTGGTGCTGGCTGCCGTTTGTGAAGCCGAAGATGAAAACGCCCCGTTGGGGAAATAAATGGCCGACCCATCATTGATGGGGGACAATGCGGTTGTACGCAGCTGGCTGTTAAAGCTGTCCAGTTGATTGAAGTACAGGCGCAGGATGTTGGTGTACTGATCCATAAACCGCTGGTCGTACTCGACCGGGGCGGCTGCCAGACGCGGAGCAACGAACCTGTTGAGGTCTTGCTCGGTATAAACAAACAAGTTGCTCATCGACGACCATCCGGGCGCACATCCATACGCGGGGTTCCCAGCTGCCAGGCCACACCAAGTTCAGTGGACTCCACGCGAAACGCCATCTGACGACCACGCAGACGGACATAAACCTGCTCGGTGAACTGCTGCACGTTGTAGGACTGCTGGCCCGCGTAGTTCTGCGTGCTCTTGACCGCCGGGTTGTCCGACGTGCCGTAGTTGGTGCCGGGGAACTGCCGTGGGCGCACAGTAAAGTTGGCCTGGGGTTTGTTGACGTTCGAGCCATCAAACGTGATGTCGGGGATCATGCGCCACACAAAACCAAAGTTGTGGCCGTCGCCAATATCAAAGTCCGAGGACTGCACGTAGGCAGTGATAGGCGAAGCGGGATTAGTCGTGCCGTCGTCGTTGCCGGTTTCGTGGTACACCAGCTGGCCGTTTGACCCAGCGTAGGGAGTGGCCATCGGCTGCGAGCGCAGCGGGCTATCTAGCCAAGAACTGCGAGCCAGCGTGCCGTAATACCAAGTGCGCTCCAGGTAGTTGTAGACAACGTACTTGTCTATCGTGGAAGAAGAAGCAGAGCAATAAAACCACCAGATTTCGTTGTAACCCTCATTGGTTCCGGCAAACGCCTGGAAGCCCTGCGTGGTATTGATGTCGTCATAGACGTACTGACGCAAGGTGCATGGAAGGGTTTCCACTCGACCGGAGTACATGTAGAACTTGTCGACACCCATCCAGTACGTAATGTTGTTGACTGTAGCAACGCAGTTGGGGCCCAGGATAGAGATGTTGTCTCCCATGATTTGAACACCCCAGACGTACGGGGCTCCAAGATACTGCATGGAATAAATGGCTGCATCGGTCAACACCAACACTTCCTGACGAGTCTGAATGGCCGTAATAATTTGCGACCCCCGGCTCAGTCGATAGCTACCCGCTTGGTTGGTAATGGACGGCGTCCACACATTGGGGCTTTCTTGGTCGGACCAGCGCACTAGCATCGGGTCTTGCGCGGTCGATCCGTAGTCGTTAACGCCAAACGCCAAGATAAAGCGAGAAGCGTCAGACACCATGACGTAGTTACAAACGACCGGCGCATCAGCCACAAACATCAGCGAAGTGCCGCCAGTTGTGCCGCTCATAACAACCGGCGTAAGTAAATCCACGGTAGACGATAGTGTGTAGACCAGCGGGGTAGCGGTTTCTACTAGATAGTACGTGGTGTTTGCGGTTACCCCAGTCGGAAGCGTTCCGTTTGTCGTGAAGTAAACGCCTGTGCCCTCAGCCAGATAACTAGCCAGCGTAACCTCAGAAGCCCCAATGCTAAAAGTCACCGTCTGCTGGGTGAGCGGCACAGCCCGGTTAAACTGCGTGGGCACAACAGTATTGAACGCCCAGTAGTAGATTGGGCCGCCACGCGGGTTGGCGATCAGGTCTTGGCCAAAATTAGACTGGCTCCATGTGCGCAACTGAACACTGATCCCAGACGCAGCTTCATCACCCCAGCCTGTGTTTGTGCCGGGTGCAGCCACAACACCGCCCCACGTACCAGAACCCCAACCGTTAACGGCGCCAAACACACTGGGGCCCGTAGCAATCTGGTAGTACGCAATCGTAAGCGATCCGCCGTTTCCAACGTCGCTGGCATTAGCTGCAACGCTGGCTGTAATACTGTAGGTGCTGGGAGAAAGATAGGTTACCTGAAACTCACTGTTGAGGACGGCTGCCGTGATATTGCCGCCCAGCGATACCGCCCCGGTGAACGTCACGAAGTCACCCGTGTTGCCGCCCCAGCCTGAGTTAGTGACAACAATTGTGGTTGAGCCAGACGTAGCGGCAAAGGTTACCTGGCCTGCCACCGTGGTGGCCCGAAGCGGCGTCACATCGTTGATGTCCCCGCCAGTCCCGTTCTGGATATAGAGTTTTGAGTTTGTCGCAAGGCTCAGCAGGTTGAACCCGTTCAGGGACACCCAGTTCCACATGGATCGGCAGATACCCCAGAACATACCGGTAGGCGGCACGGCGGGCTCGGTAACTACGCCAGCATCCTTGACCCAGCCACCAATCTTCTCGGGGTAGCCAGAACGGAAGCGCACCTTGTCTGACTCAAACCAACCGCCCTCGTTGGCCAACGTGGTTGATTCCCGGTTGACACCCGGTCGGAACTGAAGTTTCTGTAAGGGCATCTGGACTCCTACGACATGAACAGGGCGTGCTCGTCGAGTCGACGTTTTTGTAACCCTTTCAGTATTTTGCCACCAGCCATGCAGTACTTCAATAGTTCCTGTCCTGCGCCTTCTTTGTCCCCCCGATTGAGCTTCTGACGAAGCGTCGAACGCTGGAGTGTTCCAAGACCGACGTTAAAACTGAAAGACACAAGAGCGTCAAACATGCCTTGTGTAAGAGGAGCAGTGATGTAGGTGTGAACCCCTCGCTCAAAGCGAGCCAGATCTGCGCGAAGTATTCCATCGATCTCGTCCATTTCAAACGTTCTGAAGTCCTCGATCTTCAAGGCAAACCCATCCCGCTGGTCAATGGGCAACTTCCCCTGCTCCGGGTACAACACATGTCCAACGCCGATTGTCCAGAGCTTGGCTGGGCAACGGTAAGGCTTTTGTCTTACACCCTCATGGTGCTTGATCATGGCCACAGCTTTGGGGCTGACGTTCATTTGCCGAATGCCCGACCGCCGAAGTGGAATGCAATAATGCTGGCAAACAGCGCCTGGGTCTCGTCATCCCACAACTGGTCGGCCATGTCTTGGAACCCAACGCCGGTGCTTAGGCCGTGGTAAACCAAGGCGCAGTCAATACCAACCAGCAGGAAGAAGAAACCATAGGTAATAGCTGGGCGCACGCTGGCCCGGAAGTTTTTCATCCACTGGCTAGTGCCCTCGTTTAAAGCCGTGTCATGGGCGTAGATGGCCTGCATCTCAGCTTGCTGGGCGGCAATCATGGAGACCTTTTCGTTGGACTTGGTCTCAATCTCAAGCTGCTGGGTGTGTATGTTCTCAACCCGCTCCTGGGCCTCAAACCCCAGCTTGCGCATCTCAAGCTCCCGGGCGATCTGCATCTGGGCCAGCTCCAGCTCATGCTTCTTGTCGCTGCGGTCTTGGAAGAAGTCCAGAATCTTGGGCAGGCCTCCCATCAGGAAGGAGATCAGGGTAGAAAATAGTGTCAGCATTAGTAACTCTTTTTGGTTAACATTGATGAAGCGATGAGCAGCATGGACTGGGCGTCCTCTACGCTCTCAGGTCGATCTTTGTACCCGACGGTAATTTGACCGATGAAACGTGTTGCGTCGGGTGGTACAGAGATACGACAACCGTAGGTGACACCAGCCTCGACGTACCACAGGCCGACTTCGCTTTGTGGCTTTGCGTAATCACTGCATGGCGTCTCTCCTGCCATAAGTTTGACAACGTCTGCGTTATTGTTGGGATTCTGGGTAAAGAGACCGACATCGATGCCCTCCATGCGCTTGTCGCGCCCTTCCTTCGTATACGCCCGGTACAAGACCCGGGTGCCAAATAACGGGTTTACCTTGAAGATGGCCACAGTCTGTGCACCACCGTACTTGAAGAGGATTGCTGCGGCGTCGTCCGCCCGGGACTCATTGATGCTGGGTAGCTTCTGGCTTTCTTTGTAGGCCCCAACCAGCAGCTCTTGGTTGCTGTAAACAAACCAAGCGCAGAACCCAAAGACGAACATGACCAAGAGGGCGATGAGCTTGAACGGACTATCCACATACGTCAGTATGCGATCTAACACTCCCAGCGTTTTGTCCTGCTCGCTCACCTGTCGCACCTTTCAATCAGTTGTCGGTACTTGCCGATTTTCTGCGTGATCCGCTCGTTCTCCAACCTGAGCTTGTGCATGTCGATGTACATAAACATCATCACCGGCAACATGATGGCGAACAGAAACGCCATGATCGTCATACCAACCAAACCCCCAATCGGTTCTTCTGGTGCAACATCACTGACCAGATTAGAGCGACCAGATACGCCAGCATTACCAGAACGATTACCACCTCCAGGGCCACCTCTTGCATTTGATCTAGCTTGACCCTGCGTTGCCATTCCAGCTCCCTTTGCATCTGCTCGGCTAGTTCTAAATCCCTTTCATGTTCTTGCTCCAGCCTGAACAGCGTCTGCTCAAAGTCAGCCCAGAACCCACCTGGCAATCCTAGCTCGTAGATGATCATGTTGCGAAGCTGCTCATACTGCTGCTTCAGCTCCATCTTGCGAGCCACCTCCTCAAACGCCAGAACCTGCAAGGACTTGTCCTTGGGTGGGTTCTTCTTGACCTCTAGCTCCGCCTTCTTTAACGTCTGCGTGTGCTCAAGTACCTTTCCTACATGGTGGGTGACTTGGCTCGTCAGGTCTGCTACTTCTTTGCCAGCTGCTTGAGCTTCCTTGACCAGCGCACACAGCTTTCTGACACCAGAGATAGCGCCAGAGACCATCGTGAACGCAGTGACAGGGTCCACATTAGTAGAGACCCTCTTTGAAGATGTTCACAAACACCGTGCCGTCCTCAAGCGCCTCGATCTCGTGCAAGATGTTGGCGGGAAGGTCAAGCGGCTGGGTTTCCGCATTCATCACGATCTCTTTGCCCTTAACGCGGATAACACAGGAACCTGCCTGGCACACATTTGCGTGGTTGAAAGAGTGCTGGTGCATTGGAAGCCCATCACCCTTGTCTGCGTGATAGACATTAAACACAGCCCCCGCATACACAAAATTGTGGTACGGGGTTATCTGCCTCATACGGTCTGAGTCCCGGTTGTTCCGGGGTAGGGAGCAGGAGGTGGCACGACAATAATTTGCTGCGTTGCAGTATCGTAATACCACTGATCCGCGACAACATCGTCCGCACAATCCACCCAAAACAACGGCGGGGCAACCTCAAACGCTTGGTCGATTACCTCCGCAACACGAGCCGAATTGGGTATGGTGACCAGTACGGGAAGATATTTAGGACCGGATGAGTCTGGATTTAACGTCCAACCCGTTATCTCTTGTACTTGCGTTGCTGGGTCAATCAATGCTTTTTTCATTTTTTCTCCTTAATACATAACAACCACGCCGCCACCGCCACCGCCCCCACCGCCACCGCCACTACCACCAGCTGCGCCCCCTGTTCCACCATTAGACGCACCGCCGTTTCCACCGCCAGCCCCACCAGCCCCACCAGCACCGCCAACGATCCCGTTAGACCCAGTAGAGCCTGGGCCAAATGAAGCACCACCACTGCCTGCCGGGTAACCACCAGGCTGTCCACCACCGCCACCACCACCACCAACGCCACCGCCGCCACCATTGCCAGGAACACCACCAGCACAAGGGTTAGAGGTACCCTGGCTACCGGTTGCTCCACCACCAATTAAACTATTGTAGAGAATATTTCTTCCTGTAATTAAAGACACACCAGAAAATGTAGCAGTACCGTCTGCTCCATTGGTGATGTAGCCGCCCCCGCCACCTCCAGTGCAGGATATATATGTACCAAAAGAAGACGTACCTCCTGTTGCCCCAGAAGTACTACCAGTCACCCCGCCGTTACCGCCACTACCAACAGTAACTGAAATAGTTGCCCCAGGAGTAAGACCGGATATATATGCGCTTCCAGTACCGGCATACCCGCCAGACCCCCCTGCACCACCGCCACCACCACCAAATACCGCAACCTGTATTTTTGTAATACCCGTTGGGACAGTAAACGTGCCGCTTGTGTAAAAAGCCTGAAAAGTAGCACCTGACGAGGTTGCAGTTGACGTAGCCGCAGTAGTCTGTACGGTCGCATCATTGAACGTAATTGACGTTCCGCTTACTGTGATTGCCATGCTCTATCTCCTTGATTACGGTGTGCCGCCAGCGATCACGTTGCTCAACGTGGTGAATACGCCAGCGGAAGTCATTGAGGCAATGGTTGTCGCCCCGTACTTAAAAATCAAATTACCACCGGACTCCTCAACGGTAAAGTTGGTCGTTGCTAGTTTAGTGGCGTTGGTTGCATTTGTGGCGTTGGTCGCGTTGGTCGCGTTAGTCGCGGATGTGGCGCTTGTTGCCGTTGCTGCGTTGCCGTTGATGCTGATTGACCACGTACCAGAAGCCCCAGTACCTGTGGCAGAGGGGGCGCCAACAGTAGCGTAGTCCACCGTACGAGCCGCCGATCCGTTGAACGAAGAACCCGCAGATGCTCCACCAGAAGAATTGAACGTAACCGAGTTTGCTACAGACCCGGCAGACCCTGTGGTGTTTTGGTTTAGTGTGGGCACATCCGCAACTTGAATTGCCGACATTACAACGTTTGTACCGTTACCGCGCAGGAACTGAGCGGAGGTTGTGGCTCCGGCCAAGGCGTTGATTGCTGTTTGCTGCGTTGTTTGACCCGTACCGCCGTTGGCAATAGCCAGGGTTCCAGTCAGGTTTGCGGCGTCAACCGAGTAGAAGTTAGTGCCGTCGCTGAACACTTGAACTTTTTTACTAGCAGGGATAGCCACCCCGGTTCCAGCAGCAGTCGTGTTGCCGATGACCGAGCTGTTGTAGATGGTCAGCGTGTAAGAACTGTTGTTCCAAATTATGTACTGCTTGGGGTTGGGCGGTGCGTACACGGCAAAGCTGGCTGCCGTTGTAGTCGTGAATGCCAGCGAAGCGTAGACAGCCTGGTTGGCTGACGCCGTTGCCGTAGACCCGCTGACATAAGTAAGCGCCTGATTGGCGCTAGTAACGGACACAGTCTGGAAACCCGTAATGGCAGGATCAATAACATACGACAACGTGTTGTTGGTCGTTGTGCCCCAGGTTCCCGGTTGGGCGCCGTTGGCGATCAGCTCGATCCGTAGATCAGGAGAGTAAGTAGACATGTTGTGTCCTTATCGAAAACGGGGGCCTCTCAGCCACATTGTTGCCGATTTACGCACTCCTGACGTAACCGGCACCACACGATGCTCCAAAAACGATGGAAACGCAATCACTGACCCCTTGACCAGCGGTGCGGTGTACTCGGAATATAGCCGAATCTGGAACTCTCCGCCAGCAAATTCGGCAGGATCATTAAGCAGACAGACAACCGTCAGCTTGCGGTCCAGGGGCAGCCCAGACAGGGGGAAAACATCCACGTGCCAGTTGTAATGCTGCTCCGGCCCGTACTCGGCAAACTGGATGTTCTCGTTGTCTGAGACGTAAAAATCCCACTTGCAGACCTGGTTGCCCTCAAAGGCGGTGTTTTTCAGGTAGATCTCCAGCCAATGGTTGGAGTCCGCAAAGTAAACGGTAGTGTTGCGGTGGATATGGTCTTGGACCTCCCCGTTGCTACCCATGGTGGCATCTTTGCTTGGCAGGGAAGAAAACTCCTCCACCGCCTTGTCGCAGATGTCGGCAGGGACAGTGCCCATGTACCAGATTGGGAGATGACTCATGGGGCGGGGGGTGTTGGGGTTGGTTGCGGCGGAGCCCACGGCGGCGTTACGTCTGTTATCGGATCGATTTTGTCCGCAATCTGTTTGGCAATCTGCGCGTTGACATGCTCTTCGTACATGCCGGTGACGACTGGTTGGACCCAGCTCAACACAATGGCCTCGGTCAGTTGGTCAAACGGCACGAAATCTGGCTGCGCAGGATCGGGCTGGAACGGTGTTGCGCCAGCAAAAGTGCCGGTGTTCCCATTCTCGTCAGTGCCTGTTTTAGTCCACTGCACGTTGACGACATAATTTGATAGCGGTCCAGCAGAGACTAAGACCTTCATGCCGGTTACTGCCCATGTATAAGTGACAGCCATTTTTACTCCTTATTTACTTTTGCTTCCAGCGCAGTCAACCGCTCATCAATTTCCTTGATGGCCTCAACCAACAGCGCCGACATTTCACCGTAGGCAATACTGTACCGAGTTTCCTCGCTACCGCCGACAACCTCTGGAACGATTGGCAAAACATCTTGCGCCAACATACCCATGTGGCGTTTGGTTTTATCTTCCAGGTCCGTGCGGGTGTAGGTACAACCGGCAAGTTGCTTAACCTTTTCCAGCGCGTTGCGGATTGGTTCAATGTTGTCTTTGACGCGCTCGTCAGAATCAGACCGCACAGAAGTTGCGGACTGGAGATAGTAAACATATGAGGTGCTATTTGGATCAACATAGTACCCGGTGTTATCACTGTCGTAGAAAATGGGTGCTCTAAAACTTCCATAAGCCTGTACATAATTTCCCGTATTTATGGATAACGCTACGGTTCCAGTACCTGATATGTCTGCACTAGACCCGTTTACCCAAAAATAAAACCCAGAGGCGGCGACAGAATAATCTACCCCAATACCAGAAAACTTAGTGCCGTTGGAACCAAATACAATAACTGGAAATGTGGACGCAAGATATAAATTGCGGTTCCAACCACCCGTCATGGAAGCGCCGCCATTATTTGTCAGCGTACCGTTAAGATTAGAACCACTTGCCGGGTCTACGTAATATCCGGTGTTGTCGCTGTCGTAGAAAAGAGGTGCTCTCAAACTGCCCAAAGACTGGGTATAAGCACTCGTAACAGCAAGAACTGATCCACTTCCTGTTGCAGTGCCGTTTGGATGAAGCCCAATAGTATCTATGCCTGCAAGTCCCGAACTTCCCTGAAAATAACTCAGACCATACGCAGTTGCGTTACCAAAACACCAAATTGGGTTTCTTGTGCTTACGTAGTAAACATCATTACGGAAACCGGTGTTACCGCTAGAGGTAACAACTCCGGCCATGGTTAAGTTGCCAGACATATCCATCTGAAGGCGGTTTGCACTGGCTGACCATCCGCCAATCCTAAACACGTTGTCCGAATCCAGACCCATGTTGATGGCATAGTACCCACCTTTGTGGAACGACATAAATGCCGAATTATTTCCTGTGGAATAGGCCTGCAACGGAGGGTTGCTCAAACTTCCAGAGGTTGGCCCAAGGTTAGACTGAAAATAATTTAGGCCCGTCCAA